TATCTGCCAGTATTCTTCCGGAACGGTCCAATGGACTCCATCCTCGGGATCAAGATTCTTCCAGGATTGTGTCGGCATCATGATCGTACCGTCTTCTCCAACCACTTCAATCAATGCCTCAATAACGGTCTGCGCCCCGCCACAGACATAGCCCATTTTAGATAATGCTGTATGAACCATTACCGTATGGCCTTTCGTCAAACCTACAGAATGCAGCGCATTTACGATTTCATTTTTTGTAATTGGTTTCAAAACCATATCTCCCCTAACAGTTTATATCAAAAGTTAATCCTACAAAGGCCTTGAAGGCCTACCACATTATACCGCAGGTCAGGACTGTCTGCCACCGCAAATTGTCCAATCTGTGAGAAGATTCACAGGGAAACATCATGTATAATGGTATCGTGGAAAAATACACAAAGGGCTATCCGGGCAGCCGGACGGCTCTTCTTTTTATGGAGGAAACCGCATGAAGAATCCTTTTGCTGGGCTGTTCCGTGCGCGGGATAAGCCCCAGGACAGCGTCAGTTCCGCGCCAACCTTCTACTTCGGCACCAGCGGCTCCGGGAAACCAGTCAACGCAAACACAGCGATCCAGCTTTCCACGGTCTACGCCTGCGTCCGGGTCATCTCAGAAACGGTCGCCAGCCTGCCGCTGGGAGTGTACGAAGCTAAGGAAGACGGGAACCGCAAGGCAACAGAGCATCCGCTGTATCTTCTGCTCCATGACGAGCCGAACAGTGAGATGACATCCTTTGTTTTGCGGGAAGTCATGCTGGCCCATCTGCTGCTTTGGGGAAACAGCTACTGCCAGATCATCCGGTCTGGTCGGAACCAGGTCACCGGCCTGTATCCGCTGCTGCCGGATAAGATGACGGTAGATAGGGATAAAAAAGGCATCCTGACTTATACCTACATGACCAGCACTGGAGAACAGGTGGTGCTGTCCCCGGAAGATGTCCTGCACATCCCAGGCCTTGGCTTTGACGGGATCATGGGCTACAGCCCCATCGCGCTTGAGAAAAACGCGATCGGCCTTGGGATCGCTTCCGAGGAGTATGGCAGTAAGTTCTTCTCTAACGGCGCACGGCCTTCCGGTATCCTGACGCACCCGAACACTGTGAAGAATCCGAAGGCCCTCCGCGAAAGCTGGAATAGCGCCTATGGCGGTTCTTCCAACAGTAATCGTGTGGCCATACTGGAAGAAGGCATGAAGTTTGAGCCGATTGCTATTCCGAATAATGAAGCGCAGTTTCTGGAAACCCGCAAGTTTCAGGTGGATGAGATTTGCCGGATTTACAGGGTGCCGCCTCATCTCGTAGGCAATCTGGAGCATGCAACCTTCTCCAACATCGAGCACCAGAGCATTGACTTTGCTGTGCATACCATTCGGCCCTGGCTCGTCAGAATTGAACAGGCTATGAACCGCGCCCTTTTCACCGATCAGGAGAAGGGGCGCTTTTATGTGCAGTTCAATATGGACGGCCTGATGCGTGGCGACTACAAGTCCCGCATGGAAGGCTACGCTATTGGTCGCCAGAACGGTTGGTTGTCCGCAAACGACATCCGGGCGCTGGAGAACCAGAATCCCATCCCAAAGGAAGAAGGCGGCGACGCCTATCTGGTCAATGGCAACATGATCCCCATCACGACCGCGATGAAGCAGCCTGCGGACGATGCGGATCAGACAGTAACACAATCCAATCCTGAAAGAAGGAGGTACACCTGATGCGACACTTTTGGAACTGGGTCCGCAACGACGATGAGTCCCGAACCCTGTATCTGGACGGTGTGATCGCGGAAGAATCCTGGTTCTCCGATGATATCACGCCCGCCATGTTCAAGGAGGAGCTTTTCGCAGGGAACGGCCCCATCACCATTCATCTGAATTCCCCGGGCGGCGACTGCATCGCGGCCAGCCAGATCTACACCATGCTCATGGATTATCCCGGTGACGTGACTATCCAGATTGACGGCATGGCAGCTTCTGCCGCTTCCGTCATCGCGATGGCCGGTACCCATGTGACCATGAGCCCGACCAGTCTGATGATGATCCACAACCCCTTCACGATGGCCATGGGCGATACGGAAGAGATGCGGAAAGCCATCCAGCTGCTGGATGAGGTAAAAGAGTCTATCATCACAGCCTACCACATCAAGACTGGACTAAGCCGGGATAAGATCTCCCAGCTCATGGACAGTGAAACATGGATGAACGCTCTGAAAGCCAGGGAACTCGGCTTCTGCGATGAAGTCCTGTACACCGGCGCCGAAGACCTGCCGGATGACATGGCGGCCTATACCTTCGAACGTAAATCCGCTGCGGCCTGTCTCATGAACCGGATGATCGCGTCCATGCCGAAACCACAGAACGTGGTGAAGGAAGAACCCGAGCACCCGCCTGATGCGGCACCAACTCCTGAGGAACCCGAACCTGTTACCCCTGACAACCGAGTGAAAGCGGCAGACCTAGAGAAAAGGCTGTCGCTTTTGAAATGATGAAGGAGGATTTTCATTATGAATCAGATTCTTGCTCTGCGTGAAAAACGCGCCAACCTGTGGAACGAGACCAAAGCGTTCCTGGAATCTCATCGTGCCGAAGATGGCACCGTATCCGCCGAGGACAACGCGACCTACGAGAAGATGGAGGCTGACGTAGTCGCTCTCGGCAAGGAAATTGACCGGCTTGAGCGTCAGGCCGCGATCGATCGTGAGATGGATCAGCCGACTGCTTCTCCGTTGGTTTCCCGTCCCGTTGCTCACTCCGCCCAGAAGCAGGGCCGTGCTTCCGACGAGTACAAGACTGCTTTCTGGGGCATGATCCGGAATCGGGTCGCCACTCCGGGTGTGATGAACGCCCTGCAGGTTGGCACCGACTCCGAAGGCGGCTATCTCGTGCCGGACGAGTACGAACGCACCCTGGTGCAGGGTCTCGAGGAGGAGAACGTTCTCCGTTCCCTGTGCACTGTCATCCAGACTAGTTCTGGTGATCGGAAGATCCCGCTGGTGGCTTCCCACGGTACCGCTTCCTGGGTAGATGAAGAAGCCACGATCCCTGACAGCGATGATGTTTTCGGTCAGATCTCTATCGGTGCTCACAAGGTGGCTACCATGATCAAGGTGTCTGACGAACTTCTGCAGGACAGTGTTTTCAACATTGAAAGCTACATTGCTGCTGAGTTTGCCCGCCGGATCGGTGCTGCCGAAGAGGAAGCCTTCATCACCGGTAATGGCACCGGTAAGCCCACGGGTCTGCTGCATGCCACAAATGGCGCGGGCATTGGTGTTACCACCAATGGAAACACGCCGACTGCGGACGAGATCTTCGATCTGATCCACTCTATCAAGAGCGTGTACCGGAAGAAGGCCGTCTTCTTGCTCAATGACAGCACCCTGAAGGCCCTTCGGAAACTGAAGGATGGTCAGGGCCAGTACCTCTGGCAGCCGGGTCTCAAGGAAGGTCAGCCGGACACCCTGCTGAATTACCGCCTGGTGACTTCTCCCTTCATGCCGGAAATTGACTCCGGAAACAAGGTGATCCTGTTCGGCGACTTCAAGTCCTACTGGATTGCTGACCGTCAGGGCCGTTCCTTCCAGCGTCTGAATGAGCTGTATGCCGCTACCGGTCAGGTCGGTTTCCGCGCTACCCAGCGCGTAGATGGCCGCCTGGTACTGGCTGAGGCCATGAAGTGCCTGGCTGTGAAGGCCTGATCACTCAACGACCATGGGAGCCGTCTGTAATGGGCGGCTCCCTTCCAGCATTGGAGGTGCTGAGTTATGAGCTATAACGCGAAAAACTATACCGAGCAGGGCGGCGAAGTCACCCATATCGGCGGTAAGCTGGTCTTCGATGATGGCGGCTGCATTGCCGGTTTTCCCGGTGCGGAGAATCAGGCTGCTGAGACACCCAATAGTGATTCTGCTTCCAAAGTCAGAACAAGCCTAAATGATCTGCTCACCAAACTGAAGAATGCGGGCATCATGATCGGCGATACCTGGAGTGTGTCTGTTCTGGCTTGCCCGACGCCTGCTGCCATGCCGACGAGCGAGACTGCTGCCAACAGCGGCCATGCGACCGTGACTATCGACGGCACGGAGATCACCATTACCCTCAACTGCAAGGTCAGTGAACTGGCCAACGCGAACCATGGAGAAACCTGGGGAACGCATAAGTGGTTGGGTTTTGGTGTTCGCACGGGCATTGGATCTGTCGTGGGTGTGAAGTTCACCGATGATACTGGAGCGAGCGCCACCCTGACTGCGGACGATGCCACTGAGGCGTCTGGACTTGGGCTTTCCGCTGGCGACTTTGTTTTGTACATCAAGGCTGAACAGGAAGGCTATCTCACCGGTAAGAAGGGGTTCACCCTGAAGGGCAATGGCTATGCCGAGACCACCTTCACGATGAAGATCGTGGAGCCGACCACGCAGGAGGGATAAGTCATGTCGAAGTGCTATTTTGCCCATGGCGGTAATGAACTGGTCATCGGCGGGAAGCTGACCTTCCTGCCCGGTGCCAGTGTGGAAGGCGGCGAGGGACTGTTCGATCTTCCTCCCGGAGGTGAAACTGTCACGCTGCCCTTTCTGGCTGACAGCACGGCGACCACCGTAGCCCAGCTCCGCGAGGACTACAACCGCCTGCTGTCCGTACTGCGGGATGCCGGGATTATCGCGCCTCTTCAGGAGGTGATCCCCGATGATCGTGACGGTTGATGAGGTAAAAACCCATCTGCGTATTGAACACAATGAGGAAGACAGCTATATCGAAGGCCTGATCAAACAGGCTCAGGCGGAGGCGGAGGATTACTGCCGGGTTTCTTTCGAGGAACCCGACGAGGAAGATAATATCCCGGATGCTCCTGAGCCTGTCCGGCTGGCCGTCATCCTCATGACCAGTTTCTACTATGAAAACCGGGATATCCCGGACATGACGACTTACAAAGCAACCCGTATGGCGTTTGACAATCTGCTGTATCGGTATCGTGATCCCGCAAAGATGTTCTGACGGAGGTGATGATCAATGCGAGGTTACAAAAACTTCGAAAGCGATCCTCACCCCGGAGAACTCCGACATAAGATCGAGATTGGCTATACAGAGAACACCATCAACGAAAACGGCTATCCCGCCCCGACAGATGTCTTGGTCTGCCGGGTATGGGCCGCTGTGACGGACGCTGGAAACCAGCACTACCGGGCTGCCGACGTCATGAACACCGAGGCTGTCATCAACTTTACCATCCGGTACCGGGAGGACATCAAGCCCGGGATGTGGGTGCGCTTTCAGGGAGATAAATGGAATATCTCAACTCTGGGCGAGTATAGCTTCAAACGCACCTACCTCGGCCTGAAGGCTTCCCTTGCCAAGGGGGTGAGCGGATGAAACAGGTACAGCAGGCGCTGGCGAACATCGGTATTCCTGTATACGCTGGTATATGGCGGGCAACCTCGCCCAACCAGAACCCTCCGGAACAGTACTGCGTTTACTCCACGACAACCACGGAAGGAAGCCATCACGACGATCATGTGACTTCCTTCCGCACTTTTGTCTATCTGAACCTGTGGAGCGATACCGATCCGACCGATATGGCGGATACGATCCGGGCAGCCATGTACCAGTACGGCTTTACGATGGTAGAAGAATCCGACAAGGGTTACAACCAGCCAGCCTACGATACCGCCACCCGGCAATACACAGTCCAGTGGACATGGTGCTGGAGGGAGGATGTGGAGTATGGCAATTGAACTCCAGGGCTTTGACGATCTGAAGAATGACCTGACCAATATGGCTTACGCGCTGGATCAGGGTCCTGGTGTGAACCGTGCCCTGAAAGCTGGCGCTGTTCCCATTGAACAGCAGATGCTTCACAACGCCAGCACTGACCCGAAGATCATCACGGATGCCCTGCACTCTTCTATCCATACCGGCAGTGTGAAGAAACGGCGCGGCAGCGGAAAGATGATCACCATCGGCGTTCACCACAGCGAGAAAGGCGCGTACTACGCAAACCCTGTAGAGTTTGGCCATGGCGGTCCCGCCCCAGCTCCCGCGCATCCTTTTGTCCGTCCTGCCTTTGATACCCGGGCTGATGAGGCCTATGAAGAAATGAAGCGCGTCCTCCGAGACGAGCTCAAAAACCGATGAATTTGGAGGTAAAAGATTATGCCTAGCAATCCTACCGCTTCTCCGACTGTTTCTTCTACGGTCGGCCTGAAGAACATGGTGATCGCCCCGCTGACGGTCGACACCGAGGAAACCCTGACCTATGGAGATCTGCAACTGGTGGCTGGCGCTATTGAGGCGACCATCACTCCGGACAATGCCGATCCGGATATCCAGTATGCGGACGACATCGAGTTCGATGTCCTGTACCCTGATCCTGAACTGACCTTCACCACGAAGATGGCGGACATTCCGCTTGCCATCCAGGAGATGATCTTCGGCAACAACATCGACGACAATGGCGTTCTGATTCGGACTTCCACGGACAAGCCCCCTTACTTCGCTGTCGGCTTCAAGAGTGAGAAGTCCAACGGCAAGTTCCGCTTCGTGTGGCTGTACAAAGTGCGGGCGAAACCCCTCACTGAGAACTATGCCACAAAGGAAGGCACAACCATCAACCGCCAGACCGGTGAGGTTGAATGGACCGCGATTAAGCGCACCCACGATTCCCGGTACCAGGCTGTTGCCGATGAGGGTGAAAACGGCTTTACCGCCGCCATGGGAGAAACCTTCCTGACGAGCGTGTACACGCCCAGCTTCACCCCGTAATCCCCATAACTCCGCTGCCGCATAGACATGACGCTGTGCGGCAGCATTTTATTCTGTGATGGAGGAATTGATCATGATCACATGCACTCTTGGTGAAAAGAAATACACCATGGACTTTGTTTCCGGCAGGGCACTGCGGGAAATGGAGCCTGCCGCGAAGACCTATGGCAAACTGGTTCGTCTGTCCCAGGATGCCGTGGAAGGGAAAGACATTGCTGAAGAACAGATGACAGTGACAGACGCTCTGGACACCATGGTGAAATGGTTCTGCATCCTGTTCAACAACCAGTTCACCCCGGATGAAGTGTACGACAATTATCCCGCCGACCGGTTGATGCACGATATCGCGCTGGCCCTGATGGCGGTTCAGACCCAGACCACTGAGGTGCTGGATTCTTTCCCTACGATTCCGGTGACGCAGGAAGCGGAGGAGATCCTCCAGACGATCACTCCGATCGCTCCGGAACCCTGACGCTGCCGGAATACATCTACGCCACATACAACGAGCTGATGAAAAATGGCTGGCGGATGAAGGAAATCGACGAAATGGACATGCTGAGCTTCCTGCGCCTGCGGGCATGGGACGCCCAGCGGGAACATGAAAAGAAAAAGCCTCGCCGTGCTTTCATCGACGAGGTATGGGGATCGGTGAAGCCAGGGTAATTATCCCATGATCGCATCCCCGCCGGTATACTCCTCCAGAGAGTTCTCCCGAACCTGGATGCAAGCCCAGCTGACAGGTGAATCAGCGGCGGCGCTGAACTGTCGCTTCACTGCGGGCGCTACCCTGATCACATCTCCGGCGGCAAAATCAACTTTTTCGCCGTCGAGCACAGCGCTGCCCTTGCCGGACAGGATGATGTAGATTTCCTCATTCTTCTTATGGGCATGTACGAAAGGCACACCCGCACCTGCGGGAAGGTTGTTGATGCTGATCTCCGCGCCAGTCAATCCCAGCACGTCGTGCAGTTCGGTTCTCGGGTCCTGCTTAGCGTTCCACTTGCTGAAGTTTGCCATGTCAGTTTTCCTCCTTCTTATTTCGAACTCCCGTATTCTGGGAGCCTCGTACCTCTTCATGATAGAAGTAATCCACGATGGTTGGATGTCCCTGCGGCACTCGCTCGTAGGGTGTTTCATTGTCCACGAAGCGGCAGCCGTATCTGTGAGCCATATCTTCGGCTTTCTTTTCAAGAACTTCAAAATAGCCGCGATTCCGCTTTCCGTAGATTTCCTCATACAGCGGCAACAGATGCGGATACTTCGCCGCGATATAATCCATGATCGTCTTCCTGAATCCGCCGCGCAGGTTCAGGTTCTCAAGCCAGACCAGGTCGCACTGATCCTTCGCTCGTTCGAAGATCGCCTCAATGTCCGTAATCCCGGGGAACACCGGAGAAATGAAGCATACCGTCCGGATGCCCGCGTCATAAACCTGCTTCATGGCTGCGAGGCGTCTTTCAATGCTAACCGCCGCATCCATGTCGTTTTTGAAGTTCTCATCCAGCGTATTGACCGACCAAGAGACGGTCAGGCGGTTTCGTCGGTTAATTTCCATCAGCAGATCCATGTCCCGCAGCACCAGATCAGACTTGGTGCAGATCAGGATATCCGCGCCGCTGTTCTTCAGCTGTTCCAGCAGAAGACGGGTCTTCCCAAACTTCTCCTCTAACGGGTTATATCCGTCGGTAACCGTTCCAACGATGACCTTCTGTCCTGCGTATTTACGAGGATTGGTGATGACAGGCCATTCCTTCACATCCATGAAGGTACCCCAGTCCTCGGTGTGCCCGGTAAACCGCTTCATAAAGCTGGCATAGCAGTATTTGCAGGCATGAGGACAGCCAACATACGGATTGACCGAATAGCCGCCCAGCGGCGCGTTGGATTTGGTCATGATACTCTTCGTCTGCACTAAGCCTATTTTGATTTCCGGCTGTTCCATACTCTCTGTTCCTCCAATACATGATGGAATGCTTCTGGCAATTCCTGAATCATGGCGCTCTCGCCCATTATGGGCAACAAGTCTTCCTTCCAGAAGACGGGTATATTGTTTGCGTGCGCCTGATCTGTAAGAGAAAGCGCCCAGGCTGGCTCCGTTCTGATATTCCTGCTCTGTGGGCCGGTCATGGTGCCGACCACAATCCATCCGATGCCGGAAAGATCGACCGTTTCCGGATCGTCAAACAGCGGCTCGAATGTGATGTGATAATGCTTTGCCCGGACATTTTTCCGAAGGGCGTCGATACGCCAAAGTTCTGATTTCCTTGTGACCGTCACGCCAAACCAGGCGTTGTCCAGATCCGTATCGAAGTCCAGCAGATCAGGCCGCTTGGACAGAAACAAAAACTGATGCTGCGGATTGGCGGCAATTTTCGCGAAAACCTGCTCGCGCCATTCATCTTGCCACCCCGCCAGATCACTCATACCGGTCAGCAGATAGTTATGCGGACAGGGCTTGTCCATCAGGCGTATCTTATCGGGGAAGAATTCGGGATGGGCAAAGTCATCGATCATATGCCAGCGCTTCACGTTGTTTCGCGCATAGCAGTAGGTGCAGCCCACCGTACAGCCGATCACCAGATTCATGTTCTGAATCAGGTCTTTGATGCATACGCTCATGACTTCAGTTTCTCCTCCAAATTCTCCTGAACTCGCTGCAAGAAGGATTCAAACTGTATGATTTCATCCTCTGTGAAGCCCTGATAGTAAATCCCGCTCATCTGCTCGGAAACTGCGGCATAATCATTTTTCAGCGCCTTTGTATTTTCTGTCAGATAAAGAAGGGTTTTGCGCTTATCTTTCTCATCCTGAACCCTGCGGATCAGACCTTGCTTTTCCATCCTTTCAAGCATAGTTGTCAGAGAAGTAATCGCCAGCCCGCATCTGTCAGAAATCACTTTGATCGGGATACCATCCTGCTGCCAGAGAACATATAGGATCCGCCCCTGTGCGCCGTTAAAGGCATCAATCCCTTTTTCGGTCAGCACCTTTTCAAAGATCCGGTCACCCAGCTGCTTGATTTTTGTGACCAGGAATCCGCCATTTGTCTCCATAAAACCCTCCTATATAGGATTTGTTCAGATTCTACCATATAGGATTATTTCTGTCAACCAATAAATCACAATCATAAAAGAAGGTGAAATCTCATGGCTGAAACCCTGCGCGAACTGGTGGTCGCGCTGTCGCTGGACTCCAGCAATTTCTCGCGCAATATGCGCTCCATCAATCAGCAGATCAAGGAAGCCGAGTCCACCTTCCGTCTTGCAGGCGCTGGCGTGGAGAACTTCGAGAAGACCGTTGCCGGGACAGAAGCAAAGCTCTCCATGCTGGGAAACAAGCTGACCCAGCAGAACCGTGCTGTGGAACAGTACAGCCGTGCCCTCGTTGCCGCCAACGATAAACTGAAAGAGAATTACGACCGGCACAAGGATTATTCCCAGCGTTTGGAACAGGCGAAGGCTCGTCAGGAAGCCCTGCGCTTTGAGGTAGAGACCTCCAAAGCCGCCTATGAGCATTACCGGGATACCCTCGGGGAAACGGACTCCGCGACGATCGCTGCCAAGCAGAATCTGGAGCGGTACCAGCAGGAGCACGCTGAAGCGACTGCCGAGGTTACGAAGCTGGAGGGCCAGGTCAAAGCCCTGCAGAAAACCATGCAGAACAGCGCGGATGCCGCTTCTAAGGCCGCGACGGATCTGAACAACGCTAAAGCTGCTGCCCGGGAAACGGATGCGGAAATCAAACGGCTGACGGAAGAACTGTACCGGATGAAATCCGCATGGACGCAAGCCGGGACAACGCTGACGAACTTCTCGAAGAAATGCGGTACCCTGTCCAAGGCCATGACCAAGGCCGGGAAGACGCTCACAACACACATCACCACACCCATTGTGGCGCTGGGAACGACAGCGGTCAAAGCCAGTATGGACTTTGAATCGTCGTTTGCGTATGTCCGGAAAACGGTCAACGGCACAGAAGAAGACTTCAGCAAACTGGCAGATGCCTCCAAGCGAATGTCCACCGAGATCGCCACATCCACGGATGAGATCAATGCCGTCATGGCCACGGGCGGTCAGCTGGGTATTGCAACTGAGCATATCGAGGAATTCGCCCGGGTCATGATTGACCTGAGTAACGCTTCCACAGACCTGGATGCGGATACCGCCGCGACTCAGCTGGCGAAGTTCGCCAATATCATGGGAACCAGCCAGTCGCAGTTCTCCAATATCGGCAGTACGATCGCCATGCTGGGTAATAACTTCGCTACCACAGAAGCGCCTATTGCTGAAATGGCAATGCGTATCGCTGGCGCTGGCAGACAGATCGGACTGACAGAAGCACAGGTTCTGGGTCTCGCGACAGCCTTGTCCTCTGTTGGTATTCAGGCTCAGGCTGGTGGTTCCTCCATCTCCAAGGCCCTGATCAAAATGGAAGTCGCGGCCACGACCGGCGGTGATGCCCTGAAGGATTTCGCCCGGGTCTCCGGAATGACAGAGCAGGAGTTTGTCAGCGCATGGAAAAGTGATCCCATCAAAGTATTCCAGCGATTCATTGAAAGCCTGGCTGAAATGAACGAGGAGGGCATCTCTTCTGTTGCTGTTCTCGATGAAATTGGTATCAGTGAAATCCGCCTGCGTGATACCATGCTCCGTGCGGTTAACGCGACTGAGCTGTTTGCCAACGCGCAGGATATGGCAGCGGAAGCCTGGGAAGAGAACACTGCTCTTGCGCAGAAATCCAGCGTCATATACGGTACTACTGCCAGCAAGCTGAAAAACCTGAAGAACACGGCGCTCATGTTCGCCCAGCGGATCGGTGATGATCTGAATCCGACCATTCAGCAGATCATTGACAGTGTGAACGGTCTGCTTGAGAAGTTCCTGTCCCTTGACGAGAGCCAGCGGCAGTCCATTGTGAAATGGGCCGCTTTTGCTGCCGCCATCGGTCCCGCTGTCCTGATCCTCGGAAAAGTGGTCGGCGCTGTCGGAAAGGTCTCCGGCGCTCTGGGTACCGCCTTTACCGCCATCGGAAAGTTCTCCGCAAAGGTCAGCATGGCTGGCGGCGGACTGGGTGGACTGCTGAAGACACTGGTTTCTTCCAAGCTGGCCATGGTGGCTCTTGCAGCCGCCGTTGTTTATGGAGCCATCAAGTTGGTGGACTATGCTTCCGGCGCGAAAGCTGCCCGGGAAGCCCTCGAGGGCATGGCAAAAACAGCAAAGAGCTGGAAAGAAACCGAAGCGGATACCTTCTACAGCCGGAGCAAGGGGTTGTCCTTCTTCGGCATGACGAAGGATGACTTTGTCCGCACCACAGCCAGTGCCAAGGAATGGCTATCCGGCCTGACCAATGTCTGGTCTGACGGGCAGAAGGAAACAAATGAGATCGTTGAATCCTGGACGGAATCCTTCAAGAGTCTGACCGCTACCACACGGGAATCCCTGCAGGAAATGAAGGATACTGCGGATGCCGCCGGGTATACATCCGTTTCGGATCAGTTGCAGGCGGACATCAAAATGCTGGACGCCATGGACAAGGAGATCACAACTCTCCTGAAAAAACGGAAGAACCGGAAACTGACAGAAAAGGATAAGCTCCGCTTGCAGGAACTGATCGACACCCGGGAAGCGATCGAGGTCAAATACAAACTGACCGCCGCCGACACGGAGGGCTTCACAACCATCCGGAAAAAGGTGGAAGCGGAGATCGCCCGTGCGGAAGCCCGTGGGCAGGAAGTCAGCGGAGAGGTATATCAGGAGGCCATGGTAGCAGCTGCCGAAGGCATGGCCTCCGTCAACTCCGCCCTGGATACGCAGTATGACAAGGAATACGCTGTGATCCAGCTGATTGAGGATGCCACTGAACGGCAGGCCGCGCTGGATGCCCTGAACGCCAAGTACAATGAGGATCGCCGTGCCGCCGCGCTGGAATACGCCCAGCTTATGGCGGACATGGTGAATCCTGTCTGGCAGCAGGATAACGTTCAGGAAGCCAAAGGCCAGATCGGTGAACTGATGCAGCTGCTGCGCCAGTACAGCACCGCGAAGACGGACTCTGAAAAGAAAGCCTTCCTGCCTGAACTGAACAAGCTGACTGCCAGTATGGACGAAGGTGCACTGACGGAATATGTCAGCCTGCTTACCCAAATCCAGTCCCTGCTGGACAGCGGGATGACGGAAGATGAAGTCCAGGCTATGTTCCCGGATATCGACTTCACGACCGCGCTGGATCAGCTGGCCGCGATCCAGCAGTTCCTGAAAGACAACAAATGGGACACGAACCTGACCAGCCTAAACGAGATGTTCGGGGAAGCTGTTGGGGACGAAGTCCTAAAGATCACCACGGATCTGGACATGACCGGCGCGAAAGCACGCTGGGAGGAATGGGCCAGCAACCCCGGTGCGATCACTACGGACGCGATCATTGCCGGATACTCCGAAGCGGAAAACGCTGAAAAGCAGCAGCCCATCGTGGAAGCCTTTGTGTCGAAATACACCGAGATTCCCGAAGGCGCGAACATCGCCCAGCTGACCCCGGAAGGTATTCTGGCATACGTCACCAAGTATGCCGAATCCACCACGGGTGTAGACGTTTCCGGCCTGAACCCGACAAACGTTACCGGCATTGTCAGCGCCTACAAGGAACTGGCATCCGGCACGGATGTTTCCCAGCTGAAGCCCAGTGAGATCACGGCCTACGTTTTCAAATACCTGGAAGAAAACAAGGTCGATACCACCGGCCTGACTCCCGGTTCCGTTACCGCAACGGTTATGGCATATGAGGAGATCACCGGTGGTGCTTCCACTGCGGCCCTGAAACCGTCGGATATCGTCGGATTGATCGTCAAGTACGCTGAAGCGGAAAACGTGGATCTCTCCGCGCTGAACTCTGCCCAGGTGGAGGGCATCGTTACGAAGTTCTCTGAAGCTACCGGCTGTGATAAGTCTGAGCTGATGAAGGAGTTCGTTGCCTATATCACGGAGTACAAGGAAATCAATGGCGTGAAGAAACCGACCCTGAACATGCAGGTCGGCCTGACTGGCTATGATATGCTGGCGTATCGGCAGTGGCTGAAGAACAACAAGGTCGAGATTGAAGGCATCGTTCGTCTGTCGGAAGCCTACGAGGATCCGACCGGTGCCCTGCATGATCCCGGGGTAAAGTTCTGGAAGGACGGACAGGAGGTCCCGGTATCCGCTGTCACAGAAGATATGCTGAAGCCGGAGGACGTCGCTGTTCTGGATAAGGACGGTACCATGCATGTCCTGATCACAGCCGAAGTGACCGGTGCCACTGAGGCTATTGCCGAAATGCGGGAACAAGTCGCGGAAGTGGATCAGTTGGGGATGACAGCCTTTGGTACCGCCATGACCGGCATCATGCCTGCGTCGCTCCTGGATTTTATCAAATCCGCAGAGCAGCGCATCAAGAATGCCAAAGGTGATCTGGATCAGTGGTATAACTTCATTTACGGCGGGAACGAGGGAATCCTCCGGACGTTGGATCAATCCATGCAGAGTGACTTCAACGCTGACAGGATGGCGCAGCTTTCTACCTATGTGGCAGAGGTTGTTGCCGCAATCAAAAATGGTGAGGAAGTCAGTCAGGAGGATATCGACAATCTGAACAAGATCCTGCAATTTGTACAGGATCTGGATTCAGTGGGCGTCGGCGGGAATGTCACTGCGGGCATTGCGGAAGGCATGACCGAAGCCGGATGGGATACCACGGCTGAAACCGTAGCGGAGAATCTGGAGGAAGCCATCAACAGCGCTTTCATCATCGAAAGCCCATCTAAGCGCATGGAACCGACTGGTGAGTACGTTGCCGCCGGTATCGGTGAAGGCATGACGGGCTATGATTTTACTACAGATGTGACTTCCATGGTAACCGCACTGCAGACAGCAATCTCAGCCGCGCTTCCGGGAACGCTGAAGAATGTCGGTGTGAACGCCATGGCTGGCCTGAAAGAAGGTATTAACTCTGGTCGCTTCAGTGTGATCACTGCACTAAGGTCTGCTGTACAGGCTGCTGTTACAGCGGCAAAGCAGGCCCTGAAGATCGCTTCTCCCTCTAAAGTCTTCCGGGACGAGATCGGCTCCATGACCATGAAGGGCTTTGGAGAAGGCATCCTGGAGGAGAGCAAGGTACAGGCGAAGATCGTGAAAAACGCAGCCCGCTACCTTACCGGGGAAGCGCAGGAAGGCGCGATCGCCTTTGGCTCCACGGATAACCGGAAGACCTATAACAACACTTCTTCCGTCAACCTGACGGGAAACAACTTCTATGTGCGGGACGAACAGGATATCCGCTCCCTGGCTGTCGAGATTGCCACCCTGACCCGCCGTCAACAGCGCGGCAGGGGTCTCCGGATGGCATAAACTCCTTGACTTTCAACGGGTTCAGAGGATATATGTTCCTACCAAACGCAAAGGAGGAAACCCTATGTTTTCCATGAGCATCAGGCCCGAAATCCTGAAGAACATCCGGGAAAAGTATCCGCCCGGCACTGCCGTTGAGGTGGTGGAGTTTCATGACCAGTACCGGGATATCCCAGCAGGGACAAAGGGCCGGGTACTGGCGGTCGACGACACGGGCACGATCCACTGCGAGTTCGAGAACGGTGTATCGCTCGGAGCCCTCTGGGGGATTGACATCGTGAAGAAGATCGACTGAAACGACTGACCGGGAGGAAGCTGCCTGCGGGCGGCTTCTTCCTCTTTTTGGAGGTTATCCCATGACAGATTATTTCATCTGGAATGGTGTGGATTGCCGGACAAAAGGCATCCATGTGTCGGAATTGCCGCCGATCACCATTCCGCTGGAGCGGAGCAAGCAGACCAATGTCCCGGGCAGGCCGGGAAGCCTGACACAGCTGGAGGGTGATGACGTCTATGACGATATGATCCTGACAGCCACCTGCTTTATTGCTGATCCGGCTCAGATCCCGGCAATCGCTGCATGGCTGAAGGGAAAAGGCACTGTGACATTTGCCAACCGGACCGGCGGACACTACAACGCCCGGATTGCCAACCAGATCCCGTTTGAGAAGGTTCTCCGTGGAAATCCGCACTGTTCCTTTGCTGTGAACTTCAGGTGCTATCCCTTCTGGTATCAGGAGAATGTATCCGATGTGACGATCACCTCATCCGGCGATACGATCACTAATCCGGGCAGCGTTTATTCTGAACCGCTTATCACGGTTTATGGTTCCGGGAATATCACTTTGATGATCGGGACTACGATTGTGGAATTGACAAATGTTTCCAGCAGCATTGTTCTGGATTGCGCTCTGAAAGAAGCATACAAAGGGACAACCCTGATGAACGACCATATGTCCGGGGATTTTCCCGTGTTGAAACCCGGCTTGAATTCTATTAGCTGGAACGGAAATGTGACAAGTATAGTGATAAGGCCTAATTGGCGTTATCTATAAAGTCTTTCTTTTTCCGTTGAAACTGTGATATAGTAGATTTCAATTAAATAATAGGAGATAGAGCATGAGCGATTTCTTGGGGGAAAATAGATTCAGTACATGATGCATATAAAGCTAGACTATTTGAGCCTGCTCTAGCGTTAGCGTTAACATTGCCTGATATATGTGCCAATATTGAGTATCCCACAGAAAAATCAGTAACAAAAAGATATATTGATTGGTGTAATTCTCATATTTTTGCTTCCTCGTCTGGTGCTGATGACGAGTTTACAGGCGCTGCATTATACCAGCTGAGATGCCATTTTCTTCATAATGGAGATGATGAGATTTTCAAAAATAATGGTGAAACATGGACTCGGGTGAGAATAAATGAGTTTGATTTGATGGAGCCTAAGGATAGTTGCGGAGAAGAACTGTTGCTAAAAATATCTACAATGAAAGATACTGATACTGGTGAGATTACTTACAAAGCAAAAATGAATCTGAGATATATTATTGATCTAATATGTGATTCCGCTGAAGAATTTTATGATTCATGGACAAACAAAAGTGACTTTGATGATCACGTTGTTAACCTGTTGGAGTACAATCCGGAATAATTGAAAGAACAATCAATCAATGCGTCGCCTGTTAGGGACGGCGTTTTTATTTTGCCTTTAAGGAGGTGAAACCCCATGATCTGCGTTTATCCGGCTGACTGCACCGACTTCTCCACGAACGGAAACGGAACCATTGAGCCGTCATCCGCACTGGTGACGGAAACTCTGAACGGAGAATACGAACTGCAGCTGGTACATCCGATCGATGAAGCGGGAAAATGGCAGCGACTGGTGGAAGGCTGTATCCTTCGCGCTCCTGTTCCGGCGGCGACCACTCCCCGGGTACACTTCACAGCGCCGGGTGATGACAGCGGGACAGAGATTTATCGTATCCATACGGACTTTCCCGGAGCGGAAACCCGGAAAGGAACCCTGAACCTGCGCTCTGGTCCCGGCAGGAACTACAAGATCCTTGCGGCCTACAAGAACACCCTGACCGTTCAAGTGATTGCCAAGACCAGCAGTGCCTGGTATGAGGTGACTGCTCCTGACGGGAAACATGGGTACATGGATACGACCTATCTGGTATTCGATCACCGGGAAGGTTCCGCTTCTGAGGCTGTTTCCTCTGTAGTGGAGGAACGCCAGCTCCGGGACCAGCCGTTCCGGATCTACCGGATCGTCCCTGATCTCGATAAGATCACAGTGTACGCCCGGCATGTTTTCTACGATCTGCTGGACAATATGATCCAGTCCTACAAGCCCTCATCCTCTGCGGTGGGGGCTTCCGTCGTTCAGACGGTTTCGTCTTCCTGCCTGTCCGAGCATGACTTTACCTTCTATTCCGACCTGGACAGCACGGCAGAGGACGTGGAGTTCGAGAACGTGAATCCCGTTGATGCCCTGCTGGGGGAAGACGGAGTCGTGGAAAAGTACACCGGTGAGCTCACCCGGGACTGGTGGGATGTTTTCGTTGTGAAGCGTGTCGGTCAGGATACCAATGTGCAGATCCGGCAGGCCAAGAACCTGCTGGGAATCTCCTACGACATTGACCTGACCGACGTCGTCACACGGATCATGCCAACCGGTGAAGACGCTGACGGCAATGTACTGTACCTTCCGGAACTGTATATCGACAGTCCACTGATTGATACCTATACCCATCCGAAATGGATTCATCTCCCGGTTTCCGAAGCCAAGGAAGATACCGACGGGGACGATGCGAAAACCAAAGCGGAATGCTATACCCTCATGCGGGATGCCGCCCAGGCCCAGTTTGATGCGGGCTGTGATGTTCCGACCGTCACATTGGACGTCAGCTTCATCAATTGTGCTGAAACAGAGGAGTATGCGGAATACGGTTTCCTGCAGAATATCTTCCTCGGGGACGCTGTCAGGGTAATTGCTCCCCGGGTAGGTGTCTGGGTATCCATGCGCATGACGCAGTATACCTATGACTGCCTGACCCGGAAATATACTCAGATGACCCTCGGCACGGTTGCGGATACTGTGGAGGGAAATACGATCTCTGCCCGGCAATTGCCTTCTGGGATCATCACGGGAAGCAAACTGGCAATCAACTCTGTCGGCTCTGGTGCCCTGCAGAACGGGTCTGTCGGTTCCCTGCAGATCAAAATGGCGGCGATTGAAACAGCCCACATCGAGGATGCGGCAATTACCAAAGCCAAAATCGGACAGGCCGCGATCGGTACTGCCCAGATCGAGGATGCCGCTGTTACCAAGGCGAAAATCGGACAGGCCGCGATCGGAACCGCCCAGATCGAGGACGCTGCCATTACGCAGGCGAAGATCGGCAACGCTGCTATTGGTACTGCCCAGATCGAGGACGGCACGATCACTTCCGCAAAGATCGGAAACGGTGAAATCCTGACCGCCCATATCCATGACGCAGCCATCACCGGAGCAAAAATAGAAAACGGAACCATCACTAATGCAAAAATCGGTGATGGTGAAATTGAGACTGCCAAAATCCACGATGCCGCCATTACCAACGCCAAGGTTGCCGGTGCGGCAATCGGTACAGCAAACATACAGGACGCTGCTATTGTGCGAGGCAAAATCCTTGACGGTGAGATTGTTACCGCGAAGATAGCGGACCTGTCCGTTACCTCCGGTAAGATCGCCGATCTGGCGGTCACCACGGCGAAAATCGCACAGGCAGCAATCACAAACGCCCTGATCGCCAATGCTGCTGTAGACACGGCCCAGATTGCCCTCGGTGCCATCACCTCGGCCTTGATCGCCCAAGGTGCAGTGGGAACGGCCCAGATCGAGGACGCTTCTATCACTGCCGCAAAGATCGTCTCCCTGAATGCGGATGTTATCACTTCCGGCACCCTGGCTACGGAGCGCCTGATCATCCGAGGAGCGAATGGCCTGATCTATGAGATCAACGCTGAGTCCGGCGGGCTTTCCGCTCAGGAACTGACTGATCCGAAGTACAGGGAAAAACTGAACGGCTCTGTTATCGTTGCCCGGTCTATTACTGCCGCGCAGATCGCCGCCGCGACGATCACCGCCAATGAGATCCTCGCCGCTACCATCACCGGCGATAAGATTGCCGCTGCCACCATTGAGGGCAGCAACATCAAGGCTGGGGCGATCACTACTACCCATATCTCCTCTGACTTTGGCCAGACGCTCGACCTGTCCAGCAATACGGGTATCAACCAGCGGGTACAGCAGATCTACACCGACATGAACGCTGCCATTGCAGCGGCAGGCGGTGGTGAGATCATTGTCGGTACCCAGACTGGCAGTACCAGCGCATGGGAAGGCGACGCCAGCTTCTCAACGCTGACGGACGGCCAGCAGATCGTATACTGGCTTCCGATCGCCGCGACATCCACTGCTGTTACGTTGGAACTGACGCTCTCTGGCGGCGGGACTACCGGCGCGATCCCTGTTTATTACAGCGGAACCACCCGGCTGACAACTCATTATCCTGCAGGCAACGCCATCCGGCTGATCTATAAAGTGGATGCCCCCATCGGTGAGGCCTATTACACCGGCTGGTGGGCGGACGCCAACTATGATAGCGGCAACACCTATGACCGCATCAAGCTGGGGAACTCCATCGTTGTGAAAGAAAGCTTCGCATGGGCCAAGCTCATCGTCGGAGATGATACCGGGTACTGGAACCTGGCCGGAGGAACCACCTTCAATATTGACCACCCGATCCTGTATCCGGCTGCCAATGGTACTGCCGGATACTATTTCTCCAATGCCTATATCTGCTATCCGACCGTCAGCCTGCGGACCGTGACCGGGGATGATAGCTTCAATGTCACCGCCCGGAAGATGGTGTACCTGGTAGGCCGCCTGAACGGCAGGCAGTTCACTGTGCAGAGCACAGGCTGGCTGACCACCAGTCCTTCTGACTCTACTGGGACGCTGACCTTCATTTCCCTCGGATACATGTACAACACTTACCAGATGTACCTGTATCCGGAACACCCGATGTACATGTTCGTGGACGGTGAGTTCCGAAGCCTAAGTGAGGTAGCGTACAATGCCAGCATTGTAGCGAATGACGCATCCCAGACCGCGACAGAGAACGCCGCTTCCATTAACACCCTTCAGGATCAAATCTCCATGAAGGTTTCCCAGACCACCTATGACAGCGACCACAACGCCATAGAGCAGCGGCTTTCCAACGTGGAGCAGAGCGCTTCCGACTTCAAGGTCGAAATCACCCGGAGCGTTGCGGATCAGATTGCCGAAGTCTCCGGTGATGTGGATGGGCTGGCTGAAGAAATGGCAGGATTCCGGGATACGGTCACCGGTTATATGGATTTCAACGGCGACTCCCTTGCCATCGGTGTGGTCGGGTCCAGCTTCAAAACTGAAATCACGAACACTGAAATGGCATTCACCGAGAACGGTGAAAAGGTCGCTTATGTCTCCAACAACGATATGTACATCACCCGCGCCCGTGTAACGGACACCCTGTCTGTGGGTACCGTTGATAACGGGTATTTTGACTTCGTCACTCTTCCCGGCGGTCTGGCCCTGAAGTGGCGTAATGCCGCGACATCGTAAGGAGGGATTCCATGGCAATTACCGCAACCTATACGGTCACGCTGTCCGCTTCGGATAAAGACCATGCCCGGGGTGAGTATGTCTATGCGTCAATCGTAAGGACATCACCAGCGACGCTGGTGCCGGAAGGCCTTTATGTCCAGAGCGCCACCATTAACATGACCGGCACCACCTTCTGGTCTGGCTCCGGCTATAACCCGTACCTGGACTTCGGGGATATCGGTCGTGTCTTCGTTTCCACTTCGGTGACAGACAAGACCGCGATCCCGATCACAACGCCGACGGACTTCAATCTGGATGAACTGCTTTCCGTCGGCACAGTCCTGAATAACTTCTATATCTACGGATACAAGAGCTCCAACGGTAATGTTTGTACGTATCCCAGCAACAACGCTCAGTTCACAATCACGGCGACAGTTGTACAGCAGTACGCGAAATCCTCTGCCCGGGTAACCTCAAGCGTGGAGGCAGGCAGCGCGTCTACAGTCACCTTCATCAACCCCTATCTGAGCAACGTTTACCATGTGGTGGACTGGCGGTTTGGTACAAAGGTGAAGAGCACAACCACTGCTGTCGGCGCTTCTTCCACTTCTTATACGATCCCGTTGAGCTGGCTGACTGTTATACCCAGCGCGACGTCTGGCACAGCAACTGTATCGGTTACGACTTATGCGTCCGGCGGCTTGGAGCTGGGAACAGACACGTACAGTTTCACCATTACAGCGCCATCCTCAGCCGTGCCAACGCTCTCACTAGCGACGGCACGGATTAACAACTCGGTCCCTTCCTCGTGGGGGATATACGTTCAGGGCCAAAGTGGAGTGACAATAACCGCGACGGCTGCGGGGTACCAGGGCAGCACGATCTCCAGCTATACGATCTCCGGAGGTGCCACAGGGACACAGTCATCCAACGTTTTCACGATCTCTACGATCTACTCAAGCGGAACAATTACGTACACCGTGAAGGTCACTGACTCCCGAGGCCGGACGGCAACGGCCAGTACCAGCATCTCGGTTGTGGCGTATTCCGCTCCGGCATTTTCAGCAACCGATGCTTTCCGGTGTATTGCCAATGGTACCGCCTCTGATACCGGCACTTACATTTCTGCCAAAGCAACAGGCACGTTCTCCTCTGTCAGCAGCAAGAACAGCATGACCCTGAAAGTGCAGTACGCGCTCAGCACATCTGGCGCTTATTCCACGGCGATCACGCTGACGAACGGAACCGCTTCCATCATCGGCAACGGATCGATTGATATTAACTATTCCTTCAAGGTGAAATTCACCCTGTCGGATCAGTTCAATACCATCGAGAAAGTGCTCAATGTCGGTACTGCGGCCTTCACCGTTTTCTTCCGGCAGGGCGGCAACGGTGTCGCGATCGGTAAAGTCTCTGAACGGGCAAATGCTGTGGAGATCAATCCTGACTGGGATATCTACCATGGCAGTACTAAGCTGAACGGAACAGTCCCGATCTCCCGGGGCGGTACCGGCGGGACAACGGCTGCGGCAGCCCGGAGCAATCTGGGCGCTGTGAACAAAGCCGGGGATACGATGACAGGTAACCTGAACATTCAGGGAACCCTGTACCCGTCCATGCTGCTGAAGCCGACACAGTCTGGGCAAACCAACCAGACGGTCTTCGAGGGAAGCTATGTCGGAGCATCCTCCTTCGCCGCATGGGAAGACAACACCGGCAATAACCGCCGGATGCTGGAAGTCCGTACCAAGGCTTATGCGGCCAGTCTGGACAATGCGGTGATGGTCCGTGTCTGCGATGGCGGTACCTGGGGAAACTACCGGGTCTACCATGAAGGCATGGAGACAGTGATCCCGCTTTCCAAAGGCGGCACAGGTGGTACTTCCGCAGCGACAGCCCGGTCGAAAATCGGTGCCAACAATGCCAGCAACCTGACCACAGGCACACTGCCCGCGGCACGGCTGCCTTTCAAAATCCAGTATGGACAGACCAGCGTGACCGGTGTTGCGTGGACAACGGTTAGCCTGACAGCCGGGTTTACCGCAACCCCGACGATCATCGTGTCGTATGCTGGCAACCCAACCTCCAGCGGTATTGCGGTGCTGAAAACCGGCAGTGAATCCACGACCAGCTTCCAAGTCTGTATGGCTGGATCCTCCGGTTCCGGCACACGGAAAGTGAACTGGATCGCGATCGGTACCTGATGAATCACCGCCTTGTCCACCCAGGGCGGTTTTTTCATATCAAAAAATAAGGAGGAAGATCCAATGCGTGATTTTTCAATTGACCTGATCTGGGCAAAGATTCAGGTAGCCATCACCGCTGTGGGCGGATGGATTGGCTGGTTCTTGGGAGGTGTGGACGGTATGCTGATTGCCCTGATTGTGCTCATGGCGCTGGATTATCTCTCTGGCGTTATGTGCGCCATCGTGGATAAGAAACTGTCCAGCGCCATTGGCTTCAAAGGCATCTGCAAAAAGGTGCTAATCCTGATGCTGGTCGGTGTGGCAAACATCATCGACACACATGTGGTCGGCAGCGGGGCCGTCCTGCGGGGTGCCGTCATCTGCTTTTACCTGAGCAATGAAGGCCTGAGCCTACTGGAAAACGCCGCCTACCTGGGACTGCCTATACCTGACAAGCTCCGGGAGATCCTTGCCCAGCTGCACGAACGCTCCAAGAAGGAGGCCAAGCCGACCGATAAGGGCGAAGGTGGTCAGGATGCTTAATGTTCAGAAGCTGATTGCCTCTGTCGAAGAATGCCTCGGCTGGCCCTATGTCTCCCCGGGAACAAACGATTCCCGGGGAATTGACTGTTCCGGGCTGTTCGTGAAGGCATACCGGGATCAGGGAGCCAGCATTTATCACGGCAGCAACACGATCTACCGGAAGTACTGCTCTGAAAAGGGTAAACTGACGAATGTTTCCCAACTAAAGCCCGGTATGGCGGTATTCAAATGGAACGCTAACACCCCGGAGAAGTTTGATGACGGTCTCGGCGACTTCCAGCACATCGGCCTTGTCACCAGTGTGAACCCACTCCGGATCGTGCATGCTTCCTCTGCGGCAGGCTGTGTCACAACGGATGAGAAACTCGGGAAATGGGCTTACTGGGGCTGGCTGAAGGATGTGGCGAAGACAGACAGTCTGCCGCCCACTCCCGCAGAACCGACAGAAGGAGATGAAGAACCTATGGCTGAATTCGCCACTGTGATCGCGGACAGTGGTTCCACAGTGAACATGCGCACGAAGGCGAAGAGCACGGCTGCTCTGGTGGAGCGTGTACCCCTCGGTGCCCGGGTAGAGGTTCTGGGCACCTGCGGATCATGGACAAAGGTGAAGTTTGGTTCTCGGACCGGGTATATGATGTCACAGTTCCTGACTGCGGAAGAACCTCTGGAACCGGATGAGGATCTGACCATCGAGGAACGGGTCACTCGGCTGGAACGGCGTGTTGCTTTACTCGAAATGAAGGATGGTGCGGTCGGTTGACCGTCAAGCCCTGTGGAGTAATCCATGGGGCACTTTTTTTTATCCCAACATTGACGGGAAAAGTAGCGTCCGCTTATACTGTTTACACACTGTGCAGAAGGTGGTGGTCAGTACATATGCAGGTAAAGGAAAAGTTGGAACAAGCCAGAAAACTTGTACAAGACACAAAGAAATTGGGGAAACGTAGAGAGCAGCTGCTATCAGCTGGTTCCAATGTGGAAGAAATCGACGCAGAAATCAAACGGAATCAAGCTGAGTACCAAGATCTGTATAATTGTTTAACCCCACTGATCAATCTGCTATTTTGGGATGAGCAACGAGCTATTCTGAATAAGTTCTATCTTGAAGCGGCACCAATGTCGGAGATAGTTTCCGAGGTGATGAAGCTGCCGGTTGATTCAAGCTGCCTTAGCTTTGCTCAAGGCAGGAAACAAATGGCTGTCAGGGATCTCCAGAAAGCTGTTGACCGGCAAGAAAAAAAGTGAATTTATAAAACATGCCCTATGATAAATGGAGGATTGCACATGGATAAAGCAATTGTACAGCTTCCAGATTGGAAATCCGCAATAATCAACGGAGAAAAAGTTGATATTGGTGATGTAGAATCAATCCTTATCACTGGAGCAGAAGTCATTCCAGAGTTTTCATTTAGTGGTCTCCAGAACTTGAAACACGTTGAAATAGCTGATGATGTAAAGGAAACTAAGAGTCAGTGCTTTGAAAGATGCACCTCTCTTGAAACAATAGATTTCGGTAAAGGGCTGGAAAGTATCGGAAACTATTCATTTTATAATTGTGAGAAAATTGAAAAACTGAGAATACCTGGGAATGTCAAAACTATTGGCTACCAGTCATTTGGTGGGATGCTCAGCCTAAAGCACTTAATTATTGAAGAAGGTGTGGAAAGTATAGGCTATTTGACTTTCAATGGATGCCCAGAACTAGAAAGGATCGATTTGCCCAGTAAAAGCCTAAAGTATATTGGAGGATCGATATTCGAAGAATCAAAATGGCTGAGAAAAAACAAAGATGAGTTTGTGACTGTCTGTGGTATTTTAATTGATCATAAAAGGCAAAAGAATGTCGAACACATCATCATGCCGGATACCATAACGGGAATGATCCCTGGAGCTTTTGCACATGATTCGTTTAAGGAGATAGAAATTGGAAAAGGAATCAAGCGTATTTCTAACCTTGCCTTCCACGGATGCAGTTCACTTGAAAGTGTTATTATCCCTGATGGTGTCGAAGAACTTGGTGATCAAGTGTTTAAAAACTGCCCAAACTTAAGGCGGGTCGTTGTTCCTGATTCTCTGAAACGAGTTGGTGCATCCACGCTGAAGCCTGAATACCTACCAAACGCTCCTAAGAAAGGGTGCGTATATGCAGGGAAAGCAGTGATTGGTTGCGTTGGCAATCCCAAGCGTGTAGACATTAAAGCCGGAACGTTTTCCATTAGCCCAGGAGCTTTTGATCAAGCTTATAAACTGGAAACGATAGTTTTACCAGACTCAATCAGAGAGATAAAATGTTCATTCTTAGCTTGCAAATATCTTTCCTCGGTGGTTATACCCAAAGAAGTACCCACCGAATGTTTAATTGCGTTCGAAGGAGTAAAGACAATTAAGTTTTATACTTGGCCAGAATCAGAAGTCGCTCATTTTGCAAAAGAGAAAGAGATCTCTGTTGAATACCTGGATGCAGATATATCTCAAGAGGAATTGATCAAAAAAACAACAAGCAAAAGACAAACTAAAGAAGCCTATATGAAACCATCACCAGACAAATGGTTCCGGCGAACAGGGAATGCTTTAGCTGGCATTAGTAACGAGGGATTAAAGGAGATACGGAAAAATAATATCAAATCAATCACATTACCAACAGAAATAAATGGGCATAAGATCGAAAGGCTCGTGTTTGACTGCTTGTCCTTTTTGAAGGAAGTGCCCGAGGTCGAAGAACTGGTTATTCCCGGCGAATTAAAGATTCAAGGGCTCACCACAACCGAAGGTCGAGACTGTTGGGATTTTCCCAATACGGAGACTATAAAGCACTTGGTCTTTATAGGTAAAACAGTAATCAACTTCTACAGGTATAACAGGGTATTTGATGATAGCCTTGAATCCATTACAATTCAAGAAAGCGACCGATTTATAAGTTTAGATGGTGTAATATATTCTAAAGATGGCGACAGTTTGGTCCTTTATCCGAGAAGTAAGAAGGATAAGAAATTTATTGTTCCAAAATGCGTAACTACAATTTGGGGATCTGCGTTCCGAAATGTTAAATATCTTGAGGAATTAATTCTACCCGAAGGATTGAAAACCATATACAAAGATAACTTTAGGGATTGCAGTATAAAGACAATAGACAATCCTGCAGGTGTAAAGCAGAGCACGGTTTGATACTTCAAATGGTTCTGCTTCGTGAGGTTGGTATATTCCTGAAACATGATTGCTTGAAAGGAAGTAACATGGACAAGAATTCATTATTGTTATCTTTTTATGAAGGAAGAACAATAAATCAAGATGCTTTTAGTGCTTATTTCTCTCCGAACGGGTCAAGTAAAACTGAATACACACATGAAGTACTTGATAAGTATGATTCTGTAGCATATGAATTGATGGCTACAATAGAAGATGACATTGTAATTGGTGTTAGTGTTTTTAAGTCAGAAGATCATTTCGTTGGTCATGGTAGACCAGTGACCATTGAAAAAAGCCTTACTGCTTCTGAATGGAAATATGCCTACCAGGTTTTTGATGAATGTTTTCCGGATCAATCTGAAAATGAAGTAAATGAGGTCATTCAGAATGCTTTACAAAAGGGCGTCTCATATTCGGGCTATACCATAAGAAAAGAGTTAAAGAATGATCTGTTGTTTGAAACTGACGACAATAATACTACAAAGCTCCCCAAGAAACGCATATCTCAGGCAATCCATTATTCACACAGGAATTTGGACATATTGCTTAAACCGGAAACAACAATAAATTTCTCTTCTTGTTTGGGCAAAACTCCTTATGAGCCGTTGTTTGCAGTGCTTTCTGTGGTGAATGCTGAGGCGTATCCAAATTATGCTAGTCTTTTAGCCAAGTATCGTTTTGAAGAACTGATACGTGCAATAGAAGCAGGATCTGTAGAGCGGTGCACTTTGTATGAGGATGTCCTTAAAGATCCAAATTGCAGTATCTCCACTATTGGTAATGCTGTTTCACGGGCAGGCAATTCAGATATTGTTGCTTGGTTTTTCAAGCATGTTCCGGACAGTAGCTGTGTCCTAAATAATACATTGTATGCAGCGATAAATAATAATGACTTTGAAACAGTAAATTGCATCCTTAAAAAGCATCTGTTTGATTATTCGGAAGATTCTTGCTCGTATCATTCTCCAATGGGTGCTGCAAAGAATCATCCCGCATTTATTCCGCTATTGTTAGAATATGGGTTTGAATTATGGAATGATGAATACCTATCTACCCTAACACTGGATAAAATAAAGGACAGCCTGCAGTTTAATGTGCATCTCGGAGAGACTGTTATTGTCAGAATACTTTCTGAAAAGAGATACGATATTTTACAGATTGTTGAAGAATCCGTTCCCAAATACTGCGTAGGAGGAATCTTACTTTCAGCATATATCATCGGAAAAGATTTTGATAGATTTAAAAAAGGTGTGGAAAAAGGTTGGTTTTCTAATGAAAGCTCACTATTTGAGAAAGCTTACGAAGCAGGCGAATCGTGGGCAGATCTGTTGATACAGAGCGGATATGACGTAAATCAAGAGAATGGAAAAGAACTATCTAATGCATGCAGGGAACTAAAGGTGGATTTTGCAATATACTTGCTAAAAAATGGCGCAGATCCTTATTTACGAGGAGAGTACAGCAGCACAGATTTTGAATATGCTGCTGGTTATCATGGGTATCTTAATGATGAGCAAGAGAACGATCAGGAACGGTTGTGTAAGTATTTACTTGATATTGGTGTTGATCCAATTATGGAATCCACAAGAACACCAAGTATTTTCACATACTTGATGAATTTGTCATCTGAGTTCAAATTATACTTGGTTGATTGGCTTGGTAAACATAATAGAATAAATGCTTACGAATGCAAAGACGATCGAAACATATCGGAGCACAGCCTACTTTATAGCGTTTTAGATCCTTTTTCGCGTGACAAGTATGATTCCGCTGTTTTGAAAAAAATGCTCGATTATGGTGCTAAGGTTGACGTATCTGCCGACTCAGAAGACACGCTTTTTATACAGGCGTGTGCTGTATGCGATGTGGAGGAATTGAAACTATTCGTTAATCATGGAGCGAATATAAAAGAACTTGACAAAAGGAAACACACAAATGGACTTTATGACGCAGTGTGGCACAAGCGGCCCAGAGAAGTGATAGAATATTTGATTTCACTTGGCCTTGATGTTAACAATGCAAAACCTGAGAGCAGGGTAAAAACTAGTAGTTATTATGGCACGGAAAACGTTTATCCAGCAGAGTCAGTATTAGATATTGCACTTGAAAAAAGAGATCCAGAGACAATAGAATTATTGAAAGCTCATGGGGCTAAAACTGCTGCTGAAATGACGCAAGAAGCTTGACAGCTAACAGATGACAGATTAAAAAGCCTATGATTTTGTTACTGTCTTAACTGTTGTAGGAAGTTCATGCTTCCAATCCATTCCGATCGGGATTGGTGGGATCCATTTTACAATGGGTTTTCTTTCTGGGAACTGAGCTTGCCGGGGACCAGTCCAATATGTGTGCCAGTGCGCTGACCGTACATGAGGACGCGGGCTGGCGTGGGTACCAGGTTCTGCGCTCTCGTCACGCTGGTATCCGGTGCTTCCGTTCCTGTATTTCCGGATCACATTCGAAATTCTAACCCCTACATCCCAGACTCTTGGCTCTCCAGGCGCTCTGACGCCGCCGGAGAGCGTTTTTCTTTTCTGTGGATGTTCTATTTCCGGCATGTCAGGTTCATCGCTGCATAGATAAAACAGTAGCTGTAGCATTGATGTGAATGTGGCCTTGTATTCGTCACGGCTGCCTACGTACCGAACATGAACATTCGGGTTACCAAACATGCTGTCCACACGATCGACGCGGTCCATAGCATCCAGGATGCCGCCCTCCCCAAAGGGAAGAGCGACTGTTTTCGGCATCTCTCGTCCTTCAAGGAACATGGCAAATTGCAGGTCAACGCCCCTGCTGAACAAGTTGTAGTCCAGATGCGCGATGAACCCATACATTGGATGCCGCTCATAACTGAGTCCGGGGGTTTCAATGTATACCGCCCATTCCGGCAAATGGTATAGGCACTCCATCGGCAGATCTCCCGTGAGCGGCTGGCTGATCAGTGCCTGGTATATTTCCGGCGCGAAGCGGTACACCCCTTTGCTGCAGCGCCAGATGTAAGTGCTGCCCAGTGTCATGATTTCATCCATATGGCTCATGTAGAAGATTTCTCCGTAACGGTCTGTCAACAGCATGAACGGGAAAAGCGTCGGCATGATGCACCAATCCGGCACTCCTTGCATGAACTCTTTTACGCGGGCTCCGGAACCTAATAGGTTATCGGGATCTGCATATTGCTTTCGCAAATCAGTCCATATGTTTGGATACTTCCGATTCATGGCGCGAATCCATTTGTCCGGCGGGTATTGAGATAATTCTTTCCTTGCCATAGGCTGCCCTCCTTTCGGTCAGACAGCATCTATCACTCTGAACCCAAATAAAATCAAGGGATTCCTGACTTGCGTTTACCCTCCAGGAGAGGTAACATCCGACAAACAAAAAAACGCGTCAGGAGGGATGCCTATGAACCGGGAAGCAAAGATACTCAGGGAAAGAAGGAAAGAACTGGATATATCCCAACAGGCCCTGGCCACCGAAGTCGGTCTGGAGGTTCGTCAATACCAGCGCTTTGAATACGGGCAGCAGCTCATATCGCACGCAAATATGAAACTGGGCCTTCGAATCTGTGCGGCACTGGAACTTGATCCCTTTGAACTGGTCTTTGAAGATGGCGTGGATGTGGCTATGCCCAGGAAACAAAACAAATAATCCCTATCTCCCTGCCGGTACAGCGCTGTTGTATCGGCAGGCTTTTTTTTGTTTATGCACAGAAAACTTTATTTTCCGATTACCTCATAGGTGTCGTTGCGAGGCCCGGAAATCTATGGCTTCATAGTAAAGCCTTCTCTCACTTTTACAGAGACGTACATGTTTGGGGAGGCAGAAAGGAGGTACGGCACATGAACGATGTGCAAAAAGCTGCTGAGGCGCGGGCAGCCAAGCAGAGCAAGCCGATCGGTTCCAGCTTCGAAACTGAACGCCAGCGGGAAAAGCGTGCGCTCTTCAAACAAATTGAGGGCAGCAACGGGGTGAATATCCATAAGATCGCGGCTACAGCTTCTGCCTCTGAGGCGGACGAAAACAAGCCCCTGCGGGTTGCAGCTTACTGCCGGGTGTCAACGGACGATCTGGATCAGGCTCTTTCCATTGCCATGCAGATCAAGGTGTACAAAGAAAAGATTAAAAGCACGCCCAACTGGACGTATGTTGGTACATACGTGGATGATGGTTTCTCCGGAACGAATACGGATCATCGGCAGGGCTTCCAGAAACTGATGAAAGACTGCATGGATGGAAAGATCGATATGATCATCACCAAGGCAGTCTCCCGCTTTGCCCGAAACCTGCTGGACTGTATCAAATGGGTGGAAGCCCTGCAAAACCACGATCCGCCTGTTCGCGTTTTCTTTGAACAGGAGAACCTGGACACAATGTCACAGACCAGCGGAATTATCCTGTTTGTGCTGGCTATGGTTGCGGAAGAAGAAAGCCATATGAAGAGTGAGGCAATGCTGCTTTCTCTTGAATGGCGTTTCAGCAGAGGACGATTTCTGACACCTCGGCTTTTCGGCTTTGATAAGGTAGAGGTGCCGGATGGCTACGGTGGGCACAAAAAGATTCTTCAGATCAATGAATCTGAAGCGAACGTGGTCAGGTGGATGTATTCCGCACTGCTCTCAGGCATGACACCGGAAGAGATCGCGGGAATGCTTACTGATCTAGCTATCCCCACCGGCGGACGGAAGAAGGATGGATCGTTCAACACGCACTGGATAGATAATACAGTTATTTCGATTCTTCGAAATGAAAAGCACTGCGGTGATGTTCTTGCACGGAAAACGTACACAAAATCGTTCAAGGATCACAAGTCACGAAAGAATACCGGGCAGAAGAACAAATACTACCAGGCAAACCATCACGATGCGATTGTCAGCAGAACAACATGGAATGCCGCGCAACGTATCCTGAACAGCCGACGGTATGGGCATGAAGGTACATATCTTCCGATGCGAATTATCGATACTGGTTCACTGACAGGGTTCATTTCTATGAACCGCTCATGGGCTGGCTTTGATGCAGAGGATTATTACCGGGTCAGTCAAATTGCAATGGGCCTTATGGATGGAGAATTGAAAGCAGACCTGGAGCATGAATTTCTTCCAGAGAGTGGCCACAGAATAGGCGGTCTCATGGATGATCATGGAATCGCACAGATTGCCCGTGACCTGACCGCAGCAGAACAGGAGATGAAAAACGAATTGGAAGGCAAAAAGCGTGATGCAGAAAACGAAACCGAAAAGGAAGAGATTGTGAAAACCTTTCAGGTTGTTAGCGGCAATATGTTCTCTAAGGTCTATGAGCCGGTTGTCCGGATCACAATGTCGTCCATCACATTCAATAGAGCTTGTGTTAGCAAGATGCTGTGCAACTATGCCGAACTGCTTTTTAACCCAGTAGAACGGATGTTAGTAGTACGTCCCTGCACGGTAGATAATCCAAATGCGATTCCGTGGGATTCAAACAGCCGGGGTGCCAGTTCATTAAGCAAGGTGCTTTTCGCCACCATGGGCTGGGAGGAAGATTACTCATATCGTATCCCATGCCAGCCATTGGAAGGGCCAAATGAAGAAGTGGTGCTATTCTTCGATCTGGACAACTATGTAGGCCGTGCTATCAACAAAGCTGAAGAAGTTATTATTGCCCGAAAGCAGGTAGAGATGGAAACAGACAATACCGGCAAGAGTTATTTCTACCCGCCGGAGGACGATGAGGAACCGCAGGAAATCAAAGATATGGAGGAAAAGTTCCAGAAAGCGGTGGAGGTAAACAAGAGAATCTTTGGGATACCAGCCTTTGAGCACGAATCCAATGTCCGAGGCTTTTCACAGGGAGATACCTGGGACATGATGATCCCGGCCCGGCCACTGGACATCACGCATACGGTGGAAAGTGCTACTGTAGAGGATCTCTTTGATCAGATCCTGAACGATCCGCCAAAGATCCCGATAAAGAAAGACAGCTCCGTACTGAAAGCCAAAGTAGTATCTGATAGCAGCCGATGATCTCAGTGGTCATCGGACACTGTTTTTTTCAGGAGGTGTGAAGATGTACATATCAAAGAATCCGGCGAAGACAAGACCGCTCTCCGCTAATGTGAAACGGCTGATGCGTCTTTCCCGCGCTGCACCGAGAAACTCAGAAGTGACCCGGGAAACAAGACATTTCACTACGAAGGATCTTGCCTGCTGCGCGAAACAAGGAGAGCTGTTCATGGAAGCAGCATCCATGGGGTTTTCCATGGAGGAATTCGCACCGCTGTTTATGACAAGCCAAATGGCCGGTGTATTCGACGCCAGCTTCTCCAGTTCGGCAGTTATGGAAAATGAGAATCTATCCAATTTTTTACAGATTCCGGTTTTGCTGAAAAGTCCTGAACTGATTGTGGAATCACTGTACTGGATTGACGATATCATTTCCCGAGCCCAGGAAGGTGACAACAAAAGCCTGTTGATCACAGAAGCATATCGGGCAGAAAAGTTGAAATTGCCTCAGGCATTGGCAGAGCTTCCTGCTGAACAGAATCGGAATATTGCGGATCTGTCCTATGCCTATTGGCTTGGCTTCATTTATCGCTGCGAGTGCCTGCTGCATGAGGAATCCAGCCGGATGGTATATGGGGCTTTCACAGAGAAGATCATGCGAGCTGCTTACGACCGCCTGATGGCCAGCCCTCTTGCAGATGAAAACCTTGTGGACATTGCGGAAAATATCTGCTCCGACCTGGACAGACTCCTGGTAGAGAAGATCTGGCCAGCTGAAGAAAAACAGCAACAGCAGCGGCAGGCTGCAGAACTGAAACGGTAAAACGCGCATCAGTGGTCCAATGCGCTGAAAAAGGAGGAATTAAAAAATGGATCAGCAGTGGAACCAGCCTGGCTATCGTCCCGGCAACAACTACTTCGGCCCTAATGGTCAAGGGGCAGTACCAGGGAAAGTCGGGGGCTATCAGCGTCCGTATTCGGCACAGCAACCACCCCCTGTGAGCCCTGCTCAGCCACGACTTACCCGGGAAGAACAGATGGAAGCAAAGCGTCTGGCAGAGCAGGCAAAGTTTACTTTCGACGGATATCAGGTTGTACGCAGGGAGTTCATTTCCCACAATTTTGACCCTGCCATGACAATCAAGGGCAACAGCATCACGTTCAACAATTCCTGTATCAGCAAACTGGAAAACGCCACCTATGTGCAGTTCCTGATCAATCCGGAAGAGCAGCGTCTGCTGATTCGCCCCTGTGACGAAGGTGCCCGGGATGCGGTTCGGTGGTGTATTGTCCGGGAGGATAAGCGGAAGAGCCGCCAGATCACCTGTACCATCTTCATTGAAAAACTGAGGGAAATGATGGGCTGGGATGATCTGTATCGTTATCGCCTGCAGGGTATGCGAATCGACCATGACGGAGAACAACTGTACCTGTTTGACCTGAATTCCAAGGAATGCTTCCTGCCACAGAGCCGCGACCCGGAAACGGGAAAGCTCCGCAGGCCACGACCAATTCTCCCTGTTGAATGGCGCGATTCCTTTGGTATGGATGTCAGAGAACATGCTGCGTCCACACAGGTGGATCTTACACAAGGATATATCCCCACTGAAGTGATCACCGAAGAAGACAATGCACCTTTGATTACTGCGCAAATTGAATAATGGAGGCGAAAGCGATGAATTCTCTCCTTCTTACACTGAACCTGCAGGAGGATACCATCCTGCTGAACCAAGGTGTTCTGGATGTATTGGGCCACCCCCGGCAGGTACAGATTCTGATAAATGAAGAAATCGGTTCTCTGCTCTTGCGGGCATGCACGATAGACGACCTTCAGGCAGTTGTTGTCCCGGAAGAACATGTTATGCAGTTTGAAATCGGCGGGAGATCCCTGCTGAAAAAAATCCGGCGCATCACCGGATGGGTCAATGACGAACCGCGTATATGCAACGGTGAATATCTCCCGATGCATCAGGCGATCCGCTTTGACCTGATGAGTGCTGCGCCAACAGTCATTCCCAGCTAAGACGAGAGGAGGATACGGATGAATCGGGAACGATTATTTAAGCATCTGGAAGACCATTACATTCCAAAAAGAGAAATGATCAGCCGGATCCCCCTGGGAGTACAGCCCGATGAATTCTGGCAGGATGTACAGAACCGTAGGCGGGCCAGAAGCATCAGCCTGCAGCTCCATAATCCCAGGGGAATACCTTACTGGTACGTTGTTACAAACAAGATGATCGCGGCCAGCGAACGGATAGTTGACGAAATGATGGCCAACGAAACTGAATTTGATCCCTACAGGGACACACCGTCTGCTTCTTCATTGGAGGAGAGCTTCTTCACCAGCTATGTGGAAGGTTCGCAGATCACTATGCAGGATGCGATGGCATTCTTGCAGGGAGACCGGGAGCCACAGGAACCTGAGGAACAGATGATACTGAACAACCGGAATGCGCTAAGTTTTGCCGGAGCCAACCTTTTCAGGCCGGTGGATGAAGAGTACATCAAAACGCTGGCATACATTCTGACAGAAAACATTGATGGCGGCGGGCAAGAATACAGGATGTCTGATTATCTGGAGATCCCCTCCATGGTTGGACTTCCGTATGAGCTTCCCACAGCACTTACTCTTCCGGACAGGGTGCAGGAAATCTGTACGTTGCTGCACGATCCGGGTATTCATCCGCTGATCAAATCCGGTCTTGCACAGGCTTGGGTGTTAGTGACGCGCCCTTTCCCTGAAGGAAATGAGCGACTGGGCAGACTGCTTTCACAAGTAATCCTTTTCCGGGCAGGATACGTTTTCTTTTCGGAAGTCAGTCTATCCAACCTGATCGCCCGGTCCAGCTTTGCGTACTTCAACTCCATCGCCAACATCCTGCTCCCGGAAAACGGTGCGGATCTGACGTACTTCTTGGAATACTATATGGCACTGCTGGACCGGGCGGTAGCGGAACGGCATCTACGATTGACACAGTGGACGGAAGAAGAGCAAATCGCGGAACGTGAGATGGCGCAGCAACCTCTTGTCCAACAGCAGGTGCAGATGCAGATTGATACGTCCCAATTTGATGAGCCGCCATTTGAACCTGATGAACAGGGGGAATCGAAGCAGAGTAAAGGGGGTGATCAAACAACAACAATAGATAAAATCTTAATACGGAACAATATCGATATGCTGCTGAACAGCACCAGTGTTCGTCAGCGTGAATGTAGGGATTTGCTTTTACGGTACCTGGACGAGGGGAAAGCCACTTTTACTACCAGGGATTTCATGAGCGATATGCAGATGAGCGAAATGACAGCCAGCAATATGGTAGGAACACTTCGCATAAAGGGCATCATTGAAACTGTAGGGAAAGATGAAAGGAACGCAATCTATGGCTTCAGTACAGGAAAGCCGCCAGTGAAAGTTAAACGGCAGCCTCCTTCGATTGACCCTCAATGCTTCCGAACATTACTTGAAGAAATGTGCAGTCCCAATACCCAGCAAGGTAAGGTTTCTACTGTTTTGCTGGGGTTATGGGACGATGGCATTCAAACATTCCCTTACCGTCTTCTTCAGCAAAAGACAGGCATATCAGGTGATTCATTTCATAAGGTATGCTACATACTCAAGGAAAGAGGCTTTATCCGCCCGGTAGAATCTGATGATGGCGTTAAACATTATTCCTTTACAGTAAAAAATGACGAAAAGGCCCGGATGAAGGAAGCAAAGCGCATTGAATATACACATGAACTGATTGAAGCCATTCAATCGCTGGCACATTCCAGTAGTTCGCCGAAGGATCGGAGAATTGGGGAAGTGCTTACCTATTGCTTATCTGAAGGCGTTGTCAGAAGAAGCGTATACAACCAGTTTGGCAAGCCTGAAAGATGGAGTTACGACATGGGGTTGGCTGCCCGAATGGGGCTTGTCGAGAAAGAAGACAACCAGACCTATCGTATCCTTCAGAACATTAAGCCTGGGCCAGGTGAACTTTTGCCCGCACAAAAGGAAATGGCAACAACGCTATACCAGTCATTCGGGGAAGAATTCTTCTCCTCGGAAATGGTAATAGCGACGCTCGATTATTCCTCTGCGCACGTATGTGCGGCGCTTCATCAGTTCACACTGCTGAAAATCCTCCATTGCAGCAAGGAAAACAATAACACATACCAATTCATTGTTAACCCGACAGAAAACCCGGAATGCTTCGTAGAGGTCGCATGACAATGAAAAAGAAAGAAGAAAAATGAATGAGTACGAGTCGAAAAAAAGGCCCATCTTACATTAAATTAATTCTGAGCGCGAAGCCAGAAAATGAATGGGTAACTGATCCTGACATCATAAAAAATGCACCAATGGTCGTCCCGGAAGCTGATCGTGAGGACATTCTCCGGGGGGCACCAACCGCGTATATCAGTATTGATGAAAATGGAGAAAAAAGCTTTGAATATTGTTTCAACAAAGTGAATTTTGGATTGACGGAGTTCCAAAGAGAGCAGTTTGCTAGAGGTATTTTACATGCATTCCTGGAATTTCGCAAAGATCCTGAGAACATGCGGAAGCTCGAAGAAAAGATGAAGGAGAAGAAGGATTGCAAAGAGGGAGAAAATCCGTAAAGATGTACCTGTCTGCGACTGTGCACAGAGCCGGTAGAAACAACATGGTCCAATAAAGAACCTAGCATAAGTTTTTCATTTTCGATTTATAAAAACACTTGTTATTTGGGCGTAGATAGTCAAACGATCTAACGATTGGAGGACTATCTGATGACTTCTCAGGAAAAACTGAATATCAATCGACTTCGAAGTCAGGGAATGGGCTATAAGAGAATAGCCAAGACGCTCAAGTTACCAGAAAACACAGTCAAGTCATACTTCAAACGGAATCCTTTAGTTATGCCCGCCACGCCAGAATCCGGTGATGGCGGGCATTTTTGTTTGAACTGTGGTGTGCCTGTCTCACAAACGCCGGGTCGGAAAGAGAAGAAATTCTGCTCTGATGTTTGCCGGAATAAATGGTGGAACAGCCATATGGATCTGGTGAAGCGGAAGAGTTCCCGTAGCTTTACATGCCCAGTTTGCGGTACAGAGGTTGCCACTTATGGAACGGCAGGAAAGAAATACTGCTCCCATGCCTGTTACATCCGAGGACGGTTTGGGGGTGCGGAATGCGTATGAGCAATCAGGAGTTCCGCAATGAATACCTGTTTAGCGTCACTATGGGGCATGTCGGGAGAATGCTTGATAGAGGCCTGATTACAGAGGAAGAATACCAGAAGGTCAATTGCCAGATGAAGGAAAAATACAACCCCGTTTCAGACGGATTAATCTCGGAATCCGACTTGCAAACACGAAAAAACAGAGCAATCATGGGATCTGGAAAGGAGGCTGGAAGCCTTGAAAATAAAGAGGATTGAGCCTTTACAGCCCGTTGTTTCAGTTCGGAAGAAGGTCGCCGCCTACGCTCGGGTTTCAGTTAGCACCGATCAGCTGATGCATTCGCTTTCGGCCCAAATCAGCTACTACAGTGAACTGATCCAGCGCAACCCGGGATGGGAGTACGCGGGCGTGTATGCCGATGCTGGAATCACCGGTACGGATGCCAAGGTCAGGCCCAAGTTCCAGCAGCTGATCGCTGACTGCGAAGCCGGGAAGATTGATATTATCCTGACGAAGAGCATCAGCCGGTTTGCGCGGAACACGGTCGACCTGCTGTCAACAGTACGGCACCTGAAAGGGCTGGGTGTGGAGGTTCGTTTTGAAAAGGAGAACGTTAGTACGGCATCAGCTGATGGCGAAGTGATGCTCTCCATCCTCGCCAGCTTTGCTGAACAAGAGAGCATCAGCCTTTCACAGAACTTGAAGTGGTCAGTACGCAAACGGTATGAACAGGGCAAAGTCCATGCCCACTTGAAGCTCTACGGGTATCGTTGGGAAGGTGACGAACGAGTCATTATCCCGGAAGAAGCTGAAGTTGTTAAATTCATCTTTGCGGAGTATCTGGCAGGGAGGTCTTTTCGGGAGATTGCCGCTGACCTTGATGCCAAAGGGGTGAAGGGTGTGTACAACAAAGAGCATTTCTCGGATCAGGCAGTTCGCCGGATGATCAGCAATGAAGAGTACACTGGTTGTCAAATCTTACAGCGAAGCTATGCCCACAAGCCCCGGAAGGTGAAGATGAACAAGGGTGAGCTCCCTATGTACAGGATTGAGGATCATCATGAGGCAATCATCGAAAAGGAAATCTTTGATGCTGCCCAGCATATGAGGGAGGAGCGCGGAAAATTAAACCTGCATGAGCGACGGAAATACAGCCCCTGGTCAGGAATGATTCGTTGCGGTGAATGCGGTGGCAGGGTTGATATGCACAGTACCGGGAAGCGTCCATGGCGCTACTGGATCTGCAGCAATCGAAATGATACTTGCTTTAACAAGAATACCAACGATGAATCGATGCAAGCGGCTGTCGAGAGTGTTTTCGGCAAGGAACCAACAGCAAAAGAACTGAAACGGGAGGTCAGGCAAATCCTGATGTTCCGTGACAGGATTGAGATCCAGATGCAGAACGGGAGGAAGATCACATGGCAAAAACAGTAAGGGTTATTCCGGCAACCATCAACCGAGTTACTTTGGAGCCGATCAGTTCCACAGCAAAGCGGAAGGTCGCCGGGTATGCTCGGGTGTCGACAGACCTGGAAGAGCAGCAGTCCAGCTACGAAGCGCAGGTCAGCTACTACACCAACTACATCAAAAGCCGTGATGATTGGGAGTTCGTGGATGTGTATACCGACGAGGGTATCAGCGCCACCAGCACCAAGCATCGGGAGGGCTTTCAGCGGATGGTGGAGGATGCGCTGGATGGCAAGATCGACCTGATCGTTACCAAGTCGGTTAGCCGTTTTGCCCGGAACACAGTCGATTCCCTGAGCACCATTCGGATGTTGAAGGAGCATGGCACCGAGGTTTACTTTGAGAAGGAGAACATCTGGACATTCGACTCGAAGGGCGAATTGCTGCTAACAATCATGTCCAGTCTGGCACAGGAGGAAAGCCGAAGCATCTCCGAGAACGTCCGATGGGGACAACGGAAAAAAGCCGCTGATGGCAAGTATACGCTTCCATTCGAACGGTTCCTTGGCTATGACAAAGGCCCAGATGGCGCTCCGGTGATCAATGAAGAACAAGCCGTTATTGTCCGGCGTATCTACGGGCTGTATTTGCAGGGATACTCGGTACTGAAGATTGCCAAGATCCTGACAGCGGAAAAGATCCCAACGCCAGCGGGAAAAGCAAAATGGAGTGACCAGACAGTTCACAGCATCCTGACAAACGAAGTCTACATGGGAGATAAGATTCTCCAGAAGACCTACTCCCTGGATTTCCTACACAAGGAACGCATCAAGAACAAGGGCGAAGTGCCTATGTATCATATCGAGCAGGATCATGACGCGATTATCCCGCCCGCGACATTTCAGCGGGTTCAAGATGAAATGGAACGCCGCCGGAGCGGGCCGCATACGGGCGATACCATTTTTTCCGGGAAGATTTTCTGCGGCGATTGCGGGAAGTTTTACGGCCCCAAGGTCTGGCACAGCAACGACAAGTACCGGAAGGTTATCTGGCAGTGCGCTCACAAGTACCACGGGCAACGCACCTGCACAACGCCCCACATTTACGAGGACGGAATCAAGGAAGCGTTCATTCGGGTTTGCAACCAGCTAGGCGATGGCCGGGATGAAGTGGTTTCTAATCTCAGGGAGGTTCAGGCAATAATCGGTGGCACGGAGACGCTTGGAAAGCAGAAGGTCATCCTTCTCCGAGAACGGGATCACTATGCGGAGCTGCTGCAAAACCTGATTGACCAGAATGCTAGGGTGGCTCAGGATCAGAAAGCCTACTCGGAACAGTACGATGAGCTATACAAGCGGTACGCTTCGGCAGAAGCAGAACTCCAAGATCTGGAGAAATCCATCCAGAGCAAAGAGATGCGGCAGAGGCAGATCGCAGAGTTTATCGATGCGGTGGAGGCCCTGCCGGAGACAGTCAGTGAGTTTCAGAGCGACCTCTGGGCGACACTGGTGGATCATGTAACGGTGTACGGGAAAAAGGACGTCAGATTCACCATGACGAACGGAACGGAAATCCAAGCATAAAACGGCTGGAATCCTTGTGTCCTGCGGGTTTGCAGGACTTTATTGCTTTTAAGACGAATTGTATAAAGATAAGAGTTAGCTAACGCCTATTTCCAGATAACGGGAGGAAGGGTCAATGGGACTGTTTCAGAAGAAACAAGTTGTGCAGGTGAAGGTCGATCCTGCCATGATCGAAGCCCTAAAGGCATTCGTTGAACAGCAGAAGGCTCTTGATAAAGAAAAAAAAGAGAGTAGGCCACAAGGGAGTGGAATTCGTTACTCCCTTGCAGAACCTTCCTACTTCGGCGATACGATCCTTGACATGAAAAGGTTTATGAGCGATGCCCGTCAGGATACCGCCATGTTTGATTCGCCCGCTTTACAGAAGTCCTATCATGAATGGGAAAGAAAAGCTGCCACAAAAAAGACTTTCAGTTCGGAAGTCTTAAAAAAGCTGAATGAACTGCACATGAAGCCTGCGGAGTTTTACAAGGCTGTAGGTTTGGACAAACGAGTCTTTCATGCTTTGAAAAGCGATTATCTTTATACGCCGTCGAAGGCAACAGCAATTCGTTGTTGCCTGGGGCTGCGACTTAAATATGAGGAGGCAATCGAACTTCTTAAATTGGCGGGATACAGCTTCTCTCCAAGTAATTCGAAGGAGCTTGTGATTCGTTTCTGCATGGAAAACGAAGTGTACGATCTTCCGAGCATCAATTATATGCTTTTGGCCATGGGCGAAGAACCGATGGCATAAAGTCGTTTCAGAATAGACCTTTTTTTCTTCGCAAAAGGTAAACTTCCTAACGATAAATCTTGTTTCGGGAGGGAGAGCAGATGCCGAACTTTCTGGATAACTTTGGACTCGAGAGCTTCAACGAGGACGAAGATTCCTTGATGGGCTTGCTAGGACATGTGGTGAAGGAAGGTAAAGGAATCAACGGATATTACGGGATTCCATATCTAAACACGCACCTGGGCGATGTTCAGGTGATTGCGCGGATAAAGCGCAACGATGAAGGCAATTATGAATGCTGCGGTTTTGATACGCACTGTAAGGGCAGGAGTGTTTGGGATGTTCGGATTGTAGACGAGCTGAATCCACTCGACGATGATCCCCTTTGCAAGCGGCTGTTCTTGAAATCTGTGGACGGAGATTGTCCTTTCATTGCCAATATCGTGAACGCCGATGTTCTTCCGAGCTTTTCCAAAAATGAAATCATCAAGCTTCAGATGATTGCGTTCAGCGACAAAATCAATTTCTTTGAAAACGATGATGATTACAGAGCTACTGTCGATCCCGGACTTAACGGTGCGAAAATCACAATCGGTGATGATACCATTTTCCCTGCTGGTTTGTTTTCCAAAGATGAAAACCCCGCCGCCAAAGATATAGTACATATACATGGGACTGTTGATCAAGCGTTCTGGGGAAGGCTTGATCTGGGCCAGCCAGAAAATGAAGATTTACAGACTTTCATTATCTGCCGAGTAAAAACACACCAGTATGGGGACATTGAAATCGTTGAAAGCGCGGATGCTATTGATCCGGACAACTCCAAGCATATTCACCCTGGCGCTATAGCGGATTGCCTAGCGTATCTCAGTGGCGATCCTGCCATTTTTGAGCTGGATGAGGGAATTGTTAAGAATGCAGAAAACAATCTGAAGCTGGTGGCATATACTCTGGAAAAAGGTGATCCAGAACGCCTTCGTTCGGTTTTGGCGGATGGCTTCGTGTATCATTCCGAGAATGCCAATAAGCATATCGAAAGCATCGATGAATATATCGAACTGGTGAAGTATATTCACAAGGAAGGCACCCCTTGCCAGGCTTACCATGCGACTATTACAGAATATCAGGAAGGGAACCCAGAATATCCCGTTGGAACCAAATGTCTGGTTTTGAAGTACGAGGATGAAGAAGGCTACAACTCCATCGTATTCATAGATCAGGACGAATCCGGGAACATTATACGCATTCTAATCAGCAAGGACGCTCGTTATCGCTTCAAGGTCGATCTTCCACCATCTGATTCAGAAGAAGTCAGGGATGTGTTCTCTGGCGATCAGCCGTCAACAGAAGAAGCTATTTTTGCGAGAGCCGATATCTTCAGAGTATTTTCCCGGAATACCAGCCTTGATTTTGTGCAAAAGACTCTGGCAAAAAATAAGGATCGATTCATCGAGGAACTTTCTCCCATACTGAATAAAGCAGAGATTGAAAAAAGCGATTTCGGTACTGCTTTCTTCAAAGGAGTTGAACTCTCTAAAGTCACAGAATATGACGATGCGGAAGTTCATGAAATCGGAGAACTGTTCTACACAGACGCGCTTCACCATGTGAAAGGTGATAATCAGAAGGAAGTGTTCTCTGAAGCATTGCCATTCGTTATGACGCTTGGTTATCTGTATGAAGGCCGCGCAGATGATCACAGTCAGGAAGAACACGCAAAGTATCTCCGGATTGAAGAAATTAAGCATGCTTTTGCTGAACACATGATGAAGCATCGCGGTTACAGCGAGGAAGAAGCTGAAGTCGCTGTGCATGATTTCCCAGATCCGTACAGCAATCCATATCTCCGTGAGGAATTCATTGATACTGTCGAGGTTGATGGAATCGAGTATGAAAGAAACGCCGATTGTGTAGACCTTACAGTCTGTGGGATTGACAATGTCCCGAGGTTCTGCTTCTACACTCTTTACCGGGTTGATGATATTCCAAATCATAAAGTCGGTGAATACCGTGATGCCAGAAAACTATTCCAGACAGAAGATCTTGATCCGAACGACTTTCCATCTGAGGTTGAAGAGTAATGGATGCAAAGCACTACAATGAACTGATCGAGCTTTCTCAAGAGATCTATGATCAGGCGACGGATAAACTAACTAATTATTGCGCTGCAAAATACTGCGCTGTTGGCAACGACACGACTGAGCAACAGCTCGAAGATTACCTGTTTGTAGCGGAAGAGACCAGCGCATATCTTCTGGGCAATGCACTGGCGTTGTTGGCACCGGACTCGCAGGAGGCGGAGATAAAATCGTTCGTGGATGATTTGCGTCGGGTAATAGTGTGTGCCGCAAAGAAACTGGGCAGCGACCAGAAGCCCAACTGAACGGAGCTTAATATGTGCGATGAAAATGAAAGCATTCTGATAATAGTTGCTGAGGAAGCAGAAGAGTCCGGTGTGGATTATGCCGCAGAGTACTTGAAACAGACGGGCAAGGACTTTGAAACCGGCGAATATGTCACACAGTAATGGAGGCTACCATGGCTGCAGAAGAGGAAAAACGGAAGCATCGTTGCTGCTTTACCGGTCATCGTCCAGAGAAATTGAATGCCTCCGAGTGTGATGTGAAACACTGGTTGGAGGAACAAATCGATCAGGCGATTGCGGACGGGTTTGTTACATTTATCAGCGGATGCGCCATGGGCGTTGATATCTGGGCAGGTCAGATTGTGCTGGAAAAGAGAAAACAGAATCCGGAGCTTCATCTTATTGCAGCAACACCATGGCCCGGATTTTCTCGGCGCTGGGGTGTCGATTGGCAACAGCAGTACAGTGATCTTTTGCAAGGCGCGGACTTAGTAGTACCGGTCTGTAATCATTATCACAGAGGTGTGTTTCAGCAACGGAATGAGTGGATGGTTGATCGATCCAATCGGGTAATCGCTTACTACAATGGTTCCCCGGGAGGAACGCGAAACACGATAGAATATGCTGAAAGGAAAGGCGTAGAGTGTCGTGTCTTTAAAAATGAAATGGGAGAATTGACATGAGCGAAAAGAAACCCTGGAAGTATTGCGTAGTCGGGAATATTGTTCGAGAACGCATTGATGAGAACGGCATCTTCCGTCGTGGAACCGTTGCATTCAAGGGTGGAGCCAGAGTCTATATCGAGGGCAAAAACTATGATTATGATTACGTGAGAGACGGAATCACGGTTCTTGGCTTGAATCGCTACAGACGCTATGTATATGAATTTATCCCCAAGGATCTAATTGAGAACGTTCGTTTCGCACGGACATACAAACCGATAATTATGGATATGATGTATGAATATGAAGGTCATGACGGTTGGTGGGGAGATTCTGATGAGGACGGCTTGGATGCTAAACAGTTCGCTATCAACTGGCCAGAATTCCAGAAAATGAAAAGGCAACCTCATGCCGAGTCTGACCACAATTAAGGGGAGATGAAATACATGGGCTTATTCAGTAGATTCAAAAATAAAAGTTCGCAACAAAGCGAGGACATGATAATCACAAAGGCTTGTGGCATTGATCCTAAGAGGATAACCGTAGCAGATCACATTGTGTTCGGAATTGTCCATTTCCCGATTGGAATTAAGAAACACAATGAGTATTTATCGACGAATAAGTATCTCATGATTGATGAATCGCTAATTACTTTCAAGTTGGCGAAATATCGATTTGAACGGTATCTGTTTCTCCATCAATATTCCGATCATACGACCATGGAAACCGTTAAATCCCGTGTTCAGAAAGCATTGTCTGAACTGAATGGCGTTTCAATCGAAGCAGTCGTTGATCAATGGAGAAATCGTTCGAAACTGCTGAGTTTGGTTTATATCCGGGATGAGGAAAGACAGTACCCAGAATTCATAGAGAACGCTGTCAGGATATTAAAGCGGGATTATGGGTGCGATGCTTATAAGGAAATAAGTGCTGACGATCCTGAAGAAATATGGGATTTCATGAAGGATTCAATGCTCCGGATAGAAGTGCAATCCTTTATATCAAACTACGACTCGACCATAAAGAATGCAGTTGAAAGCATCGATCTTTCATAGAGAGGGGGCTGAAGCCATGCCATTACGTTTAGACAGTATTACCAATGACAGTCAGGATTCATCCTTGATTGCATGGATCCTGCAAAGCGGAACACAAGAGTGTGATTCAGCTTTCGCCACACCGGATAAAAAGTACATTCATATGAAAAGAAAGATTGTCGATCGTTCATCTGGCGATAAGATTGGAGAGTTAATCTTTACCTTGCAGAACACGGAAAAGCAGTTGGAAGTTCTGGACATTGATATTATTCTGGCAAACGAAACTGCTTCAAGAATCCGCTTTGAGACCTTAAAGGAACAGTCAGATTCCAATGAATACTATGAAGTTTCTACCACTGATCAGGACGCTCATCTTATCATTGAAACGGTGAACAGATTCACAGAACCTAAAAAACTGATTGACACTGAGCGGGATGTTCACATTTCAATGTTTCCCTTTCAGGTGAATCTATTTCAGGACATAGATGGATTCAACCAGTGGGCAGGGTTTTCTGCGCCGATTGAGGCCGGAGAAGGAACTGGATTATTTGTTCACGGCTTTTCAGAGCGTTTCTGTATGCCGGGCGGGCTGATGAGTGACAAAGAAAATGATAACGACTATTCGTTTGTAATTGGTAAGGTGGAATCATTCCGGGATGTTTCCCCAAACTTTGGAGATCACAAGATTCCCTTCGTATTAGCAATGGTGGACACCGCCCTCGGAGTGGTTCCTGTTGCAATGGGGCGAGACGTGTTCGATTTGAAGGAGCTCAAAGTCGGATGTGTTATTGCCATGAATGCGGTCGTTAAGGCAGATGTAGCAGCTCCGGGAGTTTATAGCAGATAAAAAGCATAGAGTTGTGCACAACAGTGCTAAGTACAAGCTAGCCATCATTCCTATAAGAATTAAACATACAAGTCCGTTGGTTCCTTTAGTAGACTATATTAAATTTGCTTGAAAAAGCAGGTGATGTAAAATGAAAGCAATTCAAACAGGCAGCAAATTCAAAATCTATGACGACAGCATCCGAAGCTATGATCAACTTCCAATTGCTACTTACGATATTGGTTATAACCAGCAGGAAGGCTGTTTCCTGATTTGCCGGAGCAATATTCGTGTAACTGAAAAGGCATATGGAGTACATACGGAGAAGCTTGAAAAGGTGCTCTCTTCGTTCAAACGCTTTTCCAGAAGCCTGGGAGTTATCCTCAGTGGCGATAAAGGTATCGGGAAATCCCTTTTTGCCAAGATGATCTGCGAAGCTGCGGTTCATGAGGATTATCCCGTTATTCTGGTTGATGCGAACTATCCTGGACTCGCAAGATTTCTTGAGTCAATTACCCAAGAATGTGTTGTGTTGTTTGATGAATTCGATAAGATATTTCGATCCAACGATGATAATGATGATCAGGCAGCGCTACTCAGTTTGTTTGACGGCACGACTGGCGGCAAGAAATTATTCATCGTGACCTGCAACGAACTGTACAGTCTGAACAGCTATATTGTTAACAGGCCGGGCCGTTTTCACTATCATTTCCGCTTTGATTACCCGACACCGGAAGATATCCGGGAGTACCTTCACGACAAGCTTCCGGAAGAGCAACACGGAGAGATCGAGAAGGTCGTGGATTTTTCTAGGAAAACAAGCCTCAACTACGACTGTCTGAGGGCTATCGCTTTTGAATTGAATAGTGGTGCTGACTTTGCCGCTGCCGTCATTGATCTGAATATCATGACAACGGAAGATGAGGAGTATGACGTATATCTTTATCTTGAAAACGGTGCCGTTCTGCAGCATCTGAGATTCAAAACAAATCTTTACGATGACGATGGCCTGATGGAGCGGATCTACTTCTACGATGAGGATGGGCATTATCAATTGACCGCCTACTGCAATAAGCGGTTAGCCAAGTATGACATGGTTAAGAACGCGATCTTGATTTCCGCGAAGGGCATCAAGATCCAGACGAACTCCGATGACGACGATGATGATGACGACAATGAGAACAGCAGTAACAAATACAGTAAGAGCAAACCTTTGTACATGACGTTCAAAAAGCGTGCAATGAAGAACCTGCATTATTTGATTTGAGACGAAACAGCCAATGCACCCCCTCTGCACCCCCTTGCACCCTCAAGGGGGTGCATTTTTGTCGTTGTATCGGATCCTCGAATTAAGGATTCAACGTCATGGAAAAGGAGAAGATGCTGTCCGTCGGCCGGGATCCGGAGACCTTCCTGAACAAGGGGATCCGGCTGCACTGCGACAAGGTGATCGACCGGAACGCCTATGTGGGCTTCCGGAAGGTCGGCTCCAGCGGCCTGTGCAACAATCCCAACGTCACCCGCTCCTCGGCGGGGACCGGCGTCGGCGGGCAGACGACCTGGCGCAGCAAGACCCCGGACGAAATCCTGGACGACATCAACACCGCGATCTCCGCGGTATGGGCCGCGAACGACTGCTCCTCCGACGCGCTGCCGAACCATATCCTGATTCCTGTGGAACAGTTCGGCATGCTGGTGACGAGGAAGGTATCGGACGACTCCGAACGGTCCATCCTGACGTATGTGCTGGAGAACAACATCGCGACCCGCCAGGGACGCGAGCTGATCATCTCCCCGTGCAAATGGTGCGGCGGCATCGGGACGGATTCCTCCGACCGGATGGTCGTCTACCAGAACCAGGTGGACCGGGTCTGCTTCAACCTGACCCAACCCCTGCGCCGGATGGAGACGGAATACGCGGAGATGCGCATCAAGATCCCGTACATCGCGCAGTTCTCCGAAGTGCGGTTTCTGTATCCTTCGACTATAAGATACATGGACGGAATCTGAGGAGGGAGAAAACATGCGTATACTGTCCCGCGTCTGCGCCGAGTTCCATGACAAAACCGGCGCAGTGCTTTTTACAGTTCATCCTGCCGACCGGTGCGTCTTCCTGGACGCTCCGGACAGCATCCGGCAGGATCCGCTGTTCCATATGCTGCTGAACGATGGCTCCCTGGAACTTCCGACAACGAGGGAGAAACAGAAGCAGCTGGAAAACGACCCGATGAAAAAAACCGGAAAGACGGGAAGCGCGAAGGAAGAGCCGGCAGAAACGGCTGAAATGCCCGCGCCGAAGGAAGCGGACGCTTCCGGCGCGAAGGCGAAGAAATGAGCGCGTTGACTCCCGAGTCTTTCCTGGCTTTTTATCCCCGGTTCTCCTTCTTTTCCCGGGGCGTTGTCCTGCCCGAGTACATCCGGCAGGCCAACGCCCGATTCGGGGATTTCGGGGAGGACACGGAGGAGGCAAGGCGGCTATTCACGGCGCATCAGCTGACACTGTATGCGGTCGGAATGCCGCCCGGGGATGCTGAACCCGCACCGGCGGCGATTGCAGCTGCCGGCCGCGGCGCAACGCAGCAGGTTTCCTCCAAAAAGGTCGGGGAGGTTTCCGTAACCTATGCGGAGACCTCCCCGGGTGATTCCGTTTCCACCGGACTGGGTGACCTGAAGGAAACCGTGTACGGGCGGCAACTGCTGAGCCTGATCCGGATCCATGGCTTTGCACGATATATATCATGATTGACGTTCATTCTTGCATGATGTTATACTTTCTTCAAAAGACAATAAAATTTCATATTGAAGGGAGTGCTTTTTGTGCAGGAAAAGGTTGCAGCATTTATTAGCAAATATGAGGATGAACAGAAAAAAAAGGAAGCAAAGTACCGTGAAGAAGTAATTTCTGCAGCAGGGCTTATTTCTGATGAGGCGGATTTCGTGGAAACGACTTTAGCAGATTACAATACATGGCATTATAACAATCCATCAATGTGCAAAATAGAAGACGGTAAGTATTATGTTAAAAAAACTATGCCACTAAGTCTCACAGAAGAAGAATTTGCAGCTGTGGAAAATGCTATGCCAAGAGATAAGCTGACTGAAATTAGGGCAAAGATTGATGGCATATCCACCGAAAAAGAAGGGAAAAGCTGGGCAGGAGGATTCCTGACGGTTATTGCAGGGATTCTTTGGATTGGAGGATTAATTATCGCGATTCTCGGGGCAAATGTAGAAAATGGTTGGCGTACAGAATTCAACTTCGAAATATTTATGTCGATTTTCATTATTTATTTCATAAGCGGTTGCTTTGCGCTATGTGCAGCAGAACTGTTCAAGAAGCTTCAAGAAATCATAAATCTCCTGAAAAGGAAATGATTTTTTCTGCGATTATTATTTCATGAAGCCCCGGAAGCCCTCGCGCAGCGTCTCCGGGCCCTCAAAAAACTGAAATCCATGAACGTAAAAGTCGGTCTGCCCGCGTCCGCGGGAGACCGGCTTCGTTTCATTCTCGCTGTGCAGGAGCACGGCTCACCGATGATGCGCATCCCGTCCCGGCCGGTCATCCGGCCCGCGCTGGCGAAGCCGGAGACCCGGTCCGCCATGGCCGCGGAAATGAAGAAGGTCGTGCAGGCCGCCTGGGAAGGGAACGACGACGCGGCCCGAAGCGCCCTGGAGGCTGCCGGACAGGCCGGCGCGGACGGGATCCGGGCGTATATCGACGCCGGGATCCCGCCGCCCAACAGCCCGGCCACGGTAAACGGCGGGTGGATCTATAACCGGGCGGCGAAGAAAGGCGTGTATATCCCCGGAAAGGGATTCAACAAGCCCCTGTTCGACACAGGGGCTTTGTATAAAGCGTTTGATTATGAGATTGAGGGCGGGTAATCAATGACTGCCGGCGGCGGATATTACGTCGATTAAAGCTGTTGCCGGTTGAATTCAGATATGCTTTTCAAGCAGCACAAGATCAATTCCGGGGATACCGTTAAAATCCGTCGGGACAATCGATATCTCCTGATATCCAAGCTGGCGGTACATTCTCCGGGCAGCCTGGTTTTTTGCGTTTGTATCGATTCTCAGCTCCGGCCATCCGTGTTCAGCCGCGTACTGTTCATAAAAGCGCACAAAGGCTGTTCCGTATCCTTTGCCGGCGGCGTACGGGGAAATGACCAGGGTATGGAGGACGCAGACCTGATCACCAGGCACACTGTGTTTCCACGGAGCGCTGTGATATACATCGACCTGGATCTGATTGATGAGTGCGGTTCCCAGAATACAGCCGCCGTCCTCCAGGACAAAAAGATCCCCCCGTTCCAGCGCTTTTTCAGCTGTTTCCCGAACCGGATAGATCTTCCTGATCCATCCGGTTGTACATTTTCCTTCTTCTTCGGCGGTATGGATTTCATCATAAATCCGGACAACGCTGTTCAGATCTGTCCCGGCTGCTTTTCTGATCGTCATAACAGGATCCTGCTTTCTTCCGGGTCGTTTCCCGGTACTTTTGATTATATCAGATACCCTCGAAAAGGAGCAGTTTTTTCATGGATATTTCTGCGGTTCTGACAGATCCTGAACTGGGCTTTACCGCCTTCTCCGTGCTGCGGACAACATACCGCCTGCAGGACGGGATTCCGGTTCCATCGGAGGAGACGCTGCCGGCATCCGGTTGTGTCCATCCCGGGACTCCGGAGATGGTCCAGCTGCTGCCGGAGGAGGAACGGCATGAGGAGTTCATTTCGGTTTATACTGACTTTGCCCTGAACCTCGGGGAAAACGGCGGGGGAGAAACGTATAGCACGCCGGACCGGATCCTCTGGAACGGGGAGACCTGGCGAGTGGTACGGGTTCGGGACTGGTCCATGTTCGGGTATCATCAGGGGCTGGCGGTGAAGATGCATGAATGAAACGATCTACCGGGCACTCTGCGCCTGCTTGGGGCTGCAGTCTTCCTCCATGCAGGCGCCTGTCCTGATCCGCGAAGCGTACCGTGAACCGGAGAACGCGCCCCGGCCGCCCCGGAGCGCGGATGTGGTTTATTACTCCATTGCGCCGGATCCCGCCGCCCGGGAAGCGCCTCCTGCATATATGGAGGAGAATGCTTTCCGGGATTCCCATATTCCGGCGGTTTCTCTCTTTTCCGCATGGACCCTGACTGTGGTCTGCTACGGTCCGCATGCCCTCAGCAACGCCCGGAAGATCCGGGCCTTCCTGTATGTGGATGGTCCGGGATTCCCGCGGAGCATATTGCGAAAAGCCGGGATCCGGCCGGTGCCGGACCCGCCGGAACCGATGCTGCTGCATGAGCCGGAAGGATCCCTCTGGCGGACGCGGGCAGACCTGACGGTCTCCCTGCGTGCGGAGGAAAAGGAAACGCACCCCGTGCAAAGGGGTGCGGTCTCTGTTCCACCTGTGATAAGTATCAGTACAGATGAGCGTTAGGATTTAAGAGCGCCCTTGAAACTTCCACAATTTATACATGCCTTTGATGTGAAAGGGTTAACTTTTCCACAACTTGGACAGGTCCAGAAATTCTTTGGCTTGACATTGACAATTCGAGCAGGAGCTGGCTTTTCTTTATGCTCGTTTTCAAGCAAGGAACGTATTTGTTGGTTGTCTTCTACAAGCTGGCCAAATCCATACAGGACAACAGATAAAATCCAGGAAGCAACAGAACCGATGATCATAATAAGAAGGCCTGTGATGAGCGCGGTGGTTTGCTCAACTGAGCTATAGGAGTTGGAAGCTGCCATCATCAGAATAATACCATAGATTACTGATGCGATGATGCCAACCCAGCATACAACTTTTGCTAGGGATTTAATCTTTGCTCCAACGTTATTGAACATACGGGAACCTCCTTATTCGGTTTTGTTGATACAAGCTTTTTCGACAATGATCTTATATTTTCCTTTTTCAGAATAAAGGCGGAAAGGACAGATTTTTCATGCTTTCCATCAATACCATTGCTCGCGTTTTGGTTAATGTCCAGCGTTCCGCAACGCAGCCAACTTCCTTTGATACCGGCCTGCTGCTGGTAAAGGATGATTCCTTTGCCGCTTCCAGGCGCCTGAAGTCCTATGCCAGTTCCGCGGAAGCGGCCGCCGGGCTGACCGCGGACGGCTTTGACGATTCCACGGAAGCATACAAGGCCGCGCAGAAATACTTCGCGGCTTCCCCGGCGCCCGGGCGGCTGCTGGTGTCCTGCTATCCGGCGGCCGAGAGCCCGGTGCAGGCACTGGACGCCGTGCTGGAAAGGACGCCGGATTTCTACGGTGTTGCCCTGGCGGACGCCCGGACGGACGCGGAACTGCTGGCGCTGGATACGCACATCGCCGGACTGGAGAAGCCGGCGATGCTGTTCCTGGCGCTGACGGGGACGCCCGCGGAGGTGACGGCGGCCGACAGCTTGCTGGATCAACTTCATACCGCCGGCTCCCGGCGGGTGATTGCCGTCTGTGCTTCCGCACTGTCGGACGCGGCGGCGGTGATGGGCACGGCCATGGGCCTGCAGGCGGCGCATGCCGCTTCCGCCTTCTCCCTGTGCTACAAACCCGTCGGGGGCATGCAGCCGTCCTCCCTGACGCAGGATCAGGCGGACGCCATTCAGGCACTGGGCGGAAATGTGTATGTGACCCGGGGATATTCCCATATCCTGCTGGAAAAAGGAAGCACCCCGTCGGGCTGGCGCTACGACGAGGTGCTGTACCTGGATATGATCGCCGAGGATCTGCAGAACGCGGCGGTCTCCCTGCTGGCGGAGAACCCGGACCGGCTGCCGCAGACGGATGACGCGTCCGCGCAGTTCATGAACGCGTTCAGTTCAGTGCTGATAGGCTATACGAACCGGGGGATCCTGGCCACGGCCCCATGGAGGGGTTCCGCCGTCGGCTGCTTCTCCGCCGGGGACTATATCGAGAACGGGTTTGCCCTGTGGGCGGACAGCTACGACAACCAGAGCGAAGCGGACCGGGCGGCACACAGGGCGGTCCCGATCCAGTGCGCACTGACATTGGCGGGCAGCTTGGAATCCGTTGTGATTACGGTGAACGTGCGGGTATAAGGGAAGTAAATGGCTTTCTACTGTTTGGAACTGAATCTCAGCATTTTTCCCTGCAATGTTCGGCTATCCATTCATTCAACAATTTTCGCGGGATGAGAATTTTCTTTCCAATGCGAAGCGTTGGAAAATCTGCCCGGTGTATCAGTTGGTAAGCAGATGTTCGAGAAATGGATAATTCATCAGCTAGATCATTGATGGTAAGCGTCTGCTTTTGAGGTTGCCCTTCGCTGTGCGGGAGAAAGGTTATAACTGGTGCGCTTTCTTCTTCGGCAAGTCTGTCTGCCAGGTCGAGAAGTTGACGGGCTATAGAGTTAAGTTCCTTTGCTATTTCCTGATTTTTCCCCATGCTTTTGACCTCTTTTCAAAAATAAAAAATTTGGTTGTTATTGTAACTCCTGATGGATTTATCTTATCAGGAACAGCCTGATTGAAAAAGGAGATCATGCTTTATGGCGTATAACGTTTACTCTCTCCCGGACTGCCGGACGGTGCTGTACCATCCGGATGTGGGCACGGCGAACCTGCATCAGTGCGGCCACGGAAAAATCACGGTCTCCGCGGCGGGGGACCTGACGTCCCATACCATGACCGCGGACGGGTATGTGGTGGTGAACCGGCTGAAGAGTACCAGCGGGACGGTCACCATCGAGGTCCCGCAGAATTCGGTCGGGGACTGGTTCCTGCGCCGGTGGGCAAGGTGGCAGAAAAACAGTAAGGATCCCTCGCGCATCGCGCTCGGGACCCTGACGATCCAGGACTCAGCCGGAGGTTTTTCCATTGTCTGCACCGGGGTGACGCTGCAGAAGGTGCCGGACCGGGTGTTTGACCGGACGGCCACCAACCTAGTCTATACCCTGCTGGCCGCGACGATTGCGGAGCAATGAAAAGAGGTTCATGATTCTCATGAATTAAGTAAGGGCTTATAATCGTATAGGAAATGCACTTCAATCAGCCAGATTGAAGCGCATTAATGCGGGGAACATATTTTTTTAGGAAAAGTTAGTTGGCTTACAGCAATTAGTCAATTGAACAAACTCGACTTCAGATCGATCCACATGGCTGGCCGAATCATACTATATATACGATCATAGTCTAGCTCAGCCCGGGAACCATCATAATCTACATTCATAGCAGAGTTGTGATATTCTCCAGGAGAACGGAGCCACCACATTCCTGCTTCTTTATTATCGAGATTTTGATATGGTTCGTATCCATGCCAGGCGTTGTGTTCAATTGCATAATCTGTTGGAGCGCACATACGACTAATATTGTTGGCAAAGTACAGATCGTAAGCTTCGTGGTAACTCAATAAAAACAAGTGATCTTCTGTATCATTGCTACTGGTTGCATTATAGTACATATATCCTTGGATATCTGCATTGCTCACATATGACAATAGAATGGCATTTTTCTCTTTTTCCGTAAAAGCCATATCAAAGAATAATTCGTTAAGCCATTTTCTGATCATGCTATCTTCCCAAGTTATGTCTTTTTCTGTAAAGGGATTAAAGGCCATAGCATCTAGACCATACCGGCTGATTAATAAGCTTTTTTCTCCTTTTGTATCAAGGACTATCCATTCGATCATTTCTTTGCCGTTATCTTCATCAGTGTCTTGTTCATATGAACCGAAGGAAACTATATTTCCTATTTTCTTGAAAGGAGTTGAGTCGATTTTTTTCTGTGATTCACTATCACGATTAACATTGCGCTTTATTAATTCCGCCTGTATTTTTTCTATTTCTGCTAATAACTCATCATCAGTCAGCGAAGAGTAATCTACGGCATGTGAAAAAATTGGAATACAAATAATTATACAAACAAGCATGTAAATCAGGGGCTTTTTCATTAGTATTAGTTCCTCCTTCTGATTTGATCACAGTTTACTTTTATTAATTATACCATATCCGAAGAAAAAGATATATGAGGTGCCGTATGCGTGAAATTGAAAAAACCATTTCCATCCCCGTGGACGGAAAGCCCTCAGACTTTCGGCTGACGAAGCTGGACGCCTTTTCCGGAGCGTCCTTGCTGCGGATGCTGTCCGGGATGCCGAAGGATCCTGGGGATGATTCCGTCATGGGTTTCATCACTTCTCTTTCCGAAACGGATCTCCGGTCTCTCATGATCACCTGTCTGCAGCACTGCGAAGTGCTGCTGCCGGCAGGCTGGATGCCGGTGATGACCCGGGGAGAATGGACATATCCGGAGCTGGAGCATGATACCGCGGTCTGCCTGAAGCTGACGATCGAGGAGGTGCTCTGGACGCTGGAAGGTTTTTTCGGCGGGGGAGGCTCGACCTCCCTGCCAGAGATCCCGGGTTCGTGACGGCGGAATGCCCGAATCTTGACGAATTCCTTTTCCTGCCGGTCTCTGCCGGGATGTGGAAGCAGCATGAGCTCTGGGATGGAACCTACACCCTGGACGACCTGCTGGACGCGGCGGAATTAATCCGTGTGAAGCATGAGAACGAATGGAGAGCGAGGGAGGCGATGAACCACGGCTGATCAGGAGTTTCTCGCTTCTTTCGGGGTGGAGATCGACGAGTCCGGCCTGGACAAACTGCAGAAGGCACTGGTACAGAACCGTACGCTGGCGGAGGAGCTGGCTTCCGCTTTCGAAACAGCGCGCAATGCTGTCGGGGAGTTCTTCCGGCAGCTTTCGGCTTCCACGCTGCCTACCGGGGAACTGAGTCCCTACCAGCGGCTGATGGAGCTCTCCGAAAAGGGGATCTCCTTTTCCATGGACCTGGACGTTTCCGGGGCGGAGGAGAAGCTGGATGATTATTTTCTGCGGGTACAACAGATGTTCGACACAGCGGTCTTTCCGCTGAACGCGGATGCTTCCGCAGTGCTGGCTGCCGGGCGGGATGCCCTGGCGCAGCTGCAGGCTTTATATGGTTCCGCCCGGCTGACCGTGAATGCTTCGGTGAACGTACAGGGCGGTTCCGGGCTAACCGGGAGCGGAGGCGGCGGAGGAGCGGGATCGGCTTCCCTGATGAAATCCGCCGCGGGCGGCCGGTTTTCCGCCCCTGCGGTGACGGAGATCGCGGAGGACGGAGATCCGGAGTATGTGATCCCGGTGAAGAAAGAATCCATCGCGGTCCCGCTGCTGCGGCAGCTGATCGGGGAGCTGTCCGATTCCGCCCGGGAAACGTTGCAGGCGGGATTCGCCGGGAAGGAACAGGGCGACGCTCTGTCCGGCCTGCCGGACCTGCTGGCGTCGGCTCCGTCCGCCGCCGCGCCGGTGATCACGCAGAACACGCATTCCTCCGTGGAGGCTCCGGTGAGCATCCAGGTAACCGCCGCCGGGAGTGACCCGGAAGCGGTGGGAAGGTCGATCTACGATGTGGCGGAGCAGTACCTGCTCCGGACGCTGAAGGGGGCGCAGGCCCCGGTGGGGCCTGCGTTATAAGTAACAAAAGGGGATTGGCAACACATGGGTTCTTCTGTTCAGGTCCGTCTCCCTTCCTATGGGTATACATATACCTTTACCGGGGTGCTGTCGATTAAACATGAGTATTCGTTGAAGCTCCAGACAGATTCTAATTCTGCTGGTGGGTCAGACTACATCAACGGCGCCAGAAATCAGCCGGACAAGGTGATCCTGTCCGTCATGGAAACGGATATCGGGCACCAGTCCGGCTGGGCAAACCGGATGCTGCAGGCGCTGGAAAGCATCAAACGGAACAGGATCCTGTGCACGGTGGTGACATCGGCACTGACGTACACCGGGATGCTGCTGTCCGGCCTCAGCGTGACGGAGGACGATAAGAATCAGTTCGGATGGCAGGGGATGCTGACTTTTTCTCAGTATAAACCGACAGCCGCCGTGAAGAAAACGAATGATAATTCTTCCGCGGCTACGCATACAGGTTCCTCCGGGCAGGCGCAGGCGGTGACCGGGGACGTGCTGAAGCAGATGCTGATCCGTGCAGGAGTTGGTTAAGTGTATTATGTACTGCCTTTGACGGAAGATTCCCGCCAGATTTTTACGCTGGATTTGACGATTGACGGAGATCCGTTTCATGCCCGTGTGGAGATCCGGTACATGCCAGCGCCGGTCTGTTGGGTGATTTCCATCTGGGATGATTCTTCCGGGGACTTACTGATTAACCAGATCCCGTTGATCTGTTCCTATGGGGAAGTGAATGATCTTCTCCGGCCATTCCGGTATATTCGGGATGGGCGGGGAATGGGATCGCTCTTCGTGATCCGGGACACCGATGAACCGTCCACGCCGGATCCGGCAAAAGGGAATCTGACCGAGTTTAATATTCTGTGGGGAGATACATATGGGGGAACCTGATCGCCGGCTCACGGTCCTTGCGGACGGTGAGCCTTTTGCTTCAGAAAATCGCTTTCGTTTATCCGGAACGATGCGGATCGGATTGTTTCCGTCCCTGTTTATGCTACAGTGCTGGAATCTGTCTGATCCGGACGTATTCCGGCTGCAGAATACGAAGGAACTATCCGTCATGCGGGATGATTCCTGTTTGGCCTATGGACAGGTGTCGGATGTGTTCTGCCGGACGGTTCCGGAGGGAACGGTCACAACGGCAGCTTTCTCCCTTGGACTGGGCTTATGGGAGGCTTCTGTATCCGTATCGGTTCCGGCCGGAGCTACCGTTTCGGAGACCGTGCGCAGGCTGCTTTCCGCTTCCGGTACCGGGATCCAGTTGCTGTCCTTCCCCGGAACCGACCCTGTCTTTTCCCGGGGGCAGGCCTTCTGCGACCGGGCGGCGGACGCGATTGCCGCTGTGATGTCTGCTGCATCCGCGCGTGCTTATCTGGTTCCGGCCGGCTTATGCGTGATCCCGGCGGAGCCTCTGCCGGCAACGCTGCACCTGACGGATCGGGACCTGACGGACCGTCCCGCTTTTGCGGACGGTGGACGGAAGATGATCCTGTCCACGACGGTGACGGGGTTCCAGCCGGGGGAAGAGATGACCCTGGCCTGGGAAGGGAAGATGTATTCCGGCCTGATCCTGGAACGGATGGTAGAAGCGGATACGGCGATGGGACCATGGAGTACCCAGATGCTCATCGAATTGCATTGAGGAGGTTTTTTGATGTCAGAGGTCATGTATCTTTCTCCGGAAGAACGGGAAGCACTGAAGCAGGAGGTCTTTTCCTCCCTGCACTGCGCCTTACCGGGCACGGTAGTTTCCTTTGATCCTTCCACCCAGACAGCTGAGATTCAACCGGCTGTAAAGATCGGGTCCCGGATGTTTCCGGTGCTGCCGGATGTGCCGGTTTTTTTCCCGGGCTCCAGGGAGAACGCGATTACCTGGCTGGTATCCGCCGGGGACGAATGCCTGGTGATCCTGGCGGACGTGGATATCGACGCCTGGTTTGAAAGCGGTGAAGCCTCTGTGCCACAGTCGGCGCGAAAGCATTCCCTGTCAGATGCGTTTGCCTTTGTGGGCTTCCGCAGCCGGCCGAACTCGCTGGACACGTTCCCGGAACAGGCGTCCCTTTTTCCGCATGATCACGATGACCGGTACTATACGGAAACGGAGACGGATGAAAAACTGGCAAGGAAATCCGATGCGGATCATGTTCATGATGCCGGGGATATTACATCCGGTACGCTGCCTGTGGCCCGGGGCGGGACAGGAAATACCGGGACCGGATCGACCACGACGATTCAAAGTATCGCCACGGCGGCAGCGGACTGCGAGATCACCACGGCGCAGTACGCGTACTGGGGGAAAATGGCTATGGTCCGCCTGGTGGTGAAGAAAACCGGCGCAGTCACCTCCGGGACAACGACGCTGTGCACCCTGGCTGCGGGGAAACGGCCGAAGTATACGGCGCCGGCACAGTGGCGCTGGAACAACGGCGGGCAGATCACGACCGCAGGCGCAGTACAGGTGAACGGCGCAATTCCTGCCAATACGTCTATCACGATATACGCGACGTATATCCTGGCATAAAAGGGAGAAGGAACGTCGGGGACGGTCCTGCGGTTCCGCAGCGGCGGAACGGAGAGAACCGTCCCCTTGTTCCGGCGACCAGGGAGGTGCACGCTATAACACTTCGTTCTGTGGATTCATCCGGAGATGTTCTGCCTGTGCTGTCTTCCCGGGATATGATCTCCGGCCCGGAGGCTGCAGCGCAGCTGGTTCAGTACCGGCTGTCCCTGCTGCAGGGGAAATGGTGGGAATATCCGGAAGATGGGTTTTTCATTCTGGAGGAGATGCGGTCGGGCCGGATCACGGATGCGGACGCGGCTTCGCTGGCTTCCCGGATCACTGCTTATATCCGGGAGACGGACAGTGTGCAGGATGTGGAGAATGTAAGGTTTTCAACAGATCGAAGAAGGTTTTCCTATTCCTGCGAAATAAGGACCGGGGAGGGGAAGAAGGACATTGTATTTTCCGCCGTATATTGACGCTTCCGGGATCCATATGCCGACGTATGAGGACCGGCTGCAGGATTTATGCTCCGCCTACCGCCTGATCTTTGGCCAGGAAGCGGAACTTACACCGGAGGTGCCGGATTACCAGCTGCTTTCTGTTTTTGCGAAGGCGCTGGACGATACGTCCGCGCTGGTGCTGCAGGCATACAACAGCCGGAACCCGGCGTATGCCGCCGGCCAGGCGCTGGATCTGCTGCTGCCGCAGTACGGCATTACGCGGCAGGCGGGAGAAACAGACGCGGAGGTGAGGAAACGGATGAACGCGGCGACAGCCGCCAGGGGGTCTTTTTCCATGGACGCAATGGAAGCGGCTATCCGGCAGGTGCCGGGGGTAACGCAGGTCCTGATCCGCGTGAATGAAGAAGATACCGAAGTGGACGGGATCCCGGGGCACACGATCGCGGTCTATGTGAATAACGGCGATCTGGATCTGATCGCGGACGCCATTTGGAGGAAGAAGCCGCCGGGCATCGGGACGTCCGGAACGAAAAGCCGGACAGTCACGGATGAACGGGGGAATCTTCATACAGTCCGGCTTTCCAGACCAGTGCCGGTCGGGATCGGCTTCCTGGTTATGCTTCGGAACTATGACGGGTTTGACGAAGCGGCTGTGACAGCAATGATCAAGGAGACTCTTTACAATTATACCAATGCGCTGGAAATCGGGGCTTCAATTACTGTTCCGCAGCTGTACGGCCTGATCTACCAGGCGGTAGGTGGTTATGCATCTACCTTCGCCATTACGGATCTGGCCTGTACCGGAGCGCATGGCGCGGAACGGGAAAAACTGGTGCCCGAATGGAACACGAAGCTGACGGTGCCGTCCCTGGATGATGTGGCGGTGATGGTGGACTGATGAATCCGGCTGATTATCTTTCCCTGTTTCCTGCATATGCCCGTAATAAGCCTCGGTTCGTCGCGCTCGCGGAAGCAGTGCTCCGGCAGGTGACAGATCTGATGTCCCTGGTGCCGCAGACGGCATCCGGGTTTTCTTTTGCCTCAGCGGAGGGGAAACAGCTTGATGAACTGGGAACGTCCATCGGGTTTATCCGACAGGAAGGCTGGGACGATGAAACCTATCGCAGAGTATTGCTGAAGAAGCTGAAGCTGTTCACCTGGAACGGGACGAACGAAAGGACTTTTGACTTCGTGGAGGAAAGGGAAACCTTTGTTGATAACGGTGACGGGACGGTGACGGCGCGGACAGACGTGCCGCTGCCGGCCGGAGAAATAATGCCTGTGCCGATGGGCATAAAGGTTGTGGAACCGGGGGAGGAGTGACGGAACGTCGGGGACGGTTCTGCGGTTCCGCGTTCGCGGAACGGAGAGAACCGTCCCCTTGTTCCCGCGCGTTCGCGGAACGGAGAGAACCGTCCCCTTGTTCCCGCGCGTTCGCGGAACGGAGAGAACCGTCCCCTTGTTCCGCTGCTGGCAGTGACCGGAAAGGAGAAAAGAAATCATGATTGACGGAAAGAAACTGGGAATCGTCGGCTTTGAAAAGCTCGGGACTCCATATACAGAGATGGATTGCCAGGCGTTCATTGAGTGGTGTCTCTGGCAGTGCGGACTGAAGAAAGACCTGGCCGGGAGTAATGCCTGGTACCGGGAAGTGCTGAAGAACGGTACCATGATGACGCCGGAAGAGTGTGTGAAACAGTTAGGGAAGGTTCCTGCGGGTGCCTTCCTTTTCATTCATGCATTCGACGGCGGGGAAGAGAAACGGGGATACCATGATGGACTGGGAAATGCCAGCCATATAGGGATCGTCACAGGAAAAGGCGAAGGGGCAATCCATTCGTCCTCCTCCCGGGGGTGCGTGGCGGAGAGCAGCTTCCGGGGGAAGAGCATCCGCGGCGGATGGAACCGGGTGGGACTGTGGAACCAGGTGAGGTATGAGTATGGGGATGAAGGGGAAGCGGAACGGGGAGAGAACCGTATCCGCAATCTCAATCGTCGCGACTCCCCACAGGGGAGCTCGCTCGTTTCGATTGACCTCACCACCGACGAAACTCCCGCCACTGGCGGTCATCAGTGGTTCGCCCTTTGTTCCGCGTCGTCTTGTTCTGCTGTGCTGCGGAAAGGAGACCGGGGAGAAGCTGTGCGGGAGATGCAGGAAGCGCTGATGAACAGGGGTTATGACCTGGGCAAATGGGGCGCAGACGGGATCTTCGGGAAGCAGACGCTGAAGGCGGTGAAAGCGTTCCAGAGGGACTGCGGACTGAAGGTTGATGGCATCTGCGGACCGCTGACATTCGGAAAACTATACGGGGAGGGATGAGAGTGGATTGGGCAACGATCCTGGTTGCGGTGATCACGGCGGGATTCGCGTTCCTGGGCGTGTACGTGAGCAACCGGAAACAGGCAGCGCTGGTGGCATACCGGCTGGAAAAACTGGAAGCCAAGGTGGACAAGCACAACAGCGTCGTCGAGCGGATGTACCGGCTGGAAAGCCGGATGGAAGTCATTGAAAAGGTACAGAAAGAAAGGAGCAATGCAAAATGAAAATCAACTGGAAGAACTGGGGTAAGGCGGCACTGATCCGGGCGGTACGGACCTTTGCGGAGGCGGCGCTGGCGTATATCGGAACGGGAGCAGTGGTGCTGGGCGACGTGAACTGGATGGCGACGCTGAGCGCGGGCTGCTTCGGGTTCCTGACGGCAATGCTGCTGGCACTGACGGGTTTGCCCGAAGCGGAAGCAGAGGGTGAAAAGTAAAGCGGGGAAAAGACATGGAAGAAGAACAGCTGGACCAGCCGGAAGAAACCGGCGAAGAGGATCTGCCCGAAGCGGAGATGCTGGACGGGCTGGACGAGCTCGCCCGGGAGGAAGGCGGGGCGGAAGCGATGGACTGCCTGATGGAGGCCTGCGGAGAGCTGGTGCGGGAGATGAGCTCGGAGGAGCGGCGGCAGTACTGCGCGGACATGGAGGCGGCGAAGACCGAAGCCGGGCGGAAAGCGCTGGGCCGGGCCTTCAACGCGGTGGCGGGCGCGGGACGGAAGCGGGCGCCGGAGGGCCGCGAACTGGGAGAAAGGATCATGGCGGAGCGTAGCGCGAACGCGGGCCGGAAAGAATGAAAAAGGACGGATCAGGATGAGGGAAAGGATCACGGGGCTGTTCATCCCGGCGGAGTGCCTGCCGGGGATGGACGGATACACCAACGCGGCGGCGGGGCTCGGGGAAGCGTCCCCGCTGACCGCCGCGGCGACCTTCGTGCGGAGCGGACTGAGCCGGGACACCGAAAAGCTGACGGCGGCGTACCGGGGGAACTACATCGCGAAGCGGATCATCGACGGGCCCAGCGAGGACGCGACGCGGGAATGGTACACGCTGAGCGTGCCCTCGATGGGCGAGGAGGACCTGCGGCAGCTGAAAAAGCTGGAGGCGAAGCACAGCGTGAAGCAGGAGATCACGGACGCGATCCGGTGGGCCCGGCTGTACGGAGGGAGCATCGCCATCATGATCACGTACGGGGACCAGGACCGGATGGACACCCGGCTGGATCCGAAGCGCCTGCGGCCGGGATGCTTCATGGGGCTACTGGTGGTGGACATGACGCAGGAGATCACGCCGAGCCTGGAGATGGAGGACGACCTGGACGACCCGGAATACGGCCTGCCGGAATACTACGAGGTATCCGTCGCCGGGAAGCAGGGGGAGAACCGGCGGATGAAGATCCACCATTCGCGGGTGCTGCGCTTCACGGGGCGGGAGCTGCCGCGGGAGGAGATGATCCGGAACGATTACTGGGGCGCGAGCGAACTGGAGCACGTATGGGACGCGCTGATCCGGCACGACTCCGGCAGCGAGAATACCGCCAGGATGACGTACATGAGCAACCTGGTGACGCTGAAGATGGGGAGCCTGGGGGCGGACCTGGCGTACGGATCGGACCGGACGAAGGAAAGCGCGATCCGCGCCGTGGAGGAAGAAAACCGGCTGCGGAGCAGCTATGGTACGCAGCTGCTGAGCGAGGGGGACTCGATGGAGACCCACCCGTACAACTTCGGCGGGCTGGCGGAGATCCTGGATATCTTCATGATGGACGTGGCCGGGGCGGCGGAGATGCCGTGCACGAAGATCTTCGGGCGGTCGCCACAGGGGATGAACGCCACGGGACGGTCGGACGAGAAGAACTACAGCGACATGGTGGGCCGTCTGCAGGAGCGGATCCTGCGCCCGGCACTGGAAAAGCTGCTGCCGGTGATGGCGGTGAGCTGCTGGGGAATGATCCCGGAGGACATGGAGATCCGCTTCAATCCCCTGGTGACGATGAGTCCGGGGGAGCGGGCGGAACTGGCCCGGCAGGCGGCAGAGGAGATCCGCATCCTGCTGGAATGCGGGGTGATCACGGCGGAAGAGGCGCGGGAAAAGATCAAAGCGCCGGAGACCGGCGGAAACGGCTGGGGGACGATCCTGTGAAAGGGACGGGGAAGATCATCCGGTGGTTCCTGGAGCATCCGGACGAGCTGGGGCGGCGGGTCGGATTCAAAGACCTGACGCCGATGCACGGAGAATGGATCCGGGAGATGGTGAACGGGAGCGGGGACTACACCCTGCAGGCGCACCGGGGGAGCTACAAAAGCAGCTGCCTGGCGGTGGCGATCGCGATGCTGATCGTGCTGCGGCCGACAAAGAACATCATCTTTCTGCGGAAGACGGACAACGACGTGGCGGAGATGCTGGGGATGGTCGGAAAGATCCTGAGGCAGGAGATCATGGGCGACCTGGCGGCGATGTGCTACGGGCGGCCGCTGATGATCACGGGAGAAAGCGCGAGCCACCTGAGCACGAACCTGTGGCAGAGCCCGATGGGCGCGCCGCAGCTGTTCGGCCTGGGGATCCGGAGCAGCATCACGGGGAAGCACGCGTGGTACGTGATCACGGACGACATCTGCAACAAGGACGACCGGGAGAGCCGGGCGGAACGGGAGCGGACGAAGACCCAGTACGACGAGCTGCAGAACATCCGGAACAAGGGCGGGCGGATCATCAACCTGGGGACACCGTGGCACAAGCAGGACGTCTTCACGAAGATGCCCAACATCCACCGGTACGACTGCTACACGACGGGACTGATCACAAAGGAGCAGCTGGCGCAGCTGCGGCAGAGCATGGCGCCGAGCCTGTTCGCGGCGAACTACGAGCTGAAGCACATCGCGAGCACGGAGGTGATCTTCGACACGGCGCCGCGGTTCACGGACGACGCGGGGAAACTGCGGGACGGGCTGGCCCACGTGGACGCGGCGTACGGCGGCGGGGACTGCACGGCGTTCACCTGCGGACGGCGGGACCGGGACGGGGAGACGATCTACCTGTACGGCAAGCTGTGGCACAAGCCGGTGGACCGGGTGATCGGCGAGATCATCGACGAGAGCCGGCGGCTGATGTGCGAACCGATCAAATGCGAACGGAACGGCGACAGGGGATTCCTGGAGCGGGAGCTGCGGGAGCGCGGGGCATATGCCAGCGGATACGACGAGCGGATGAACAAGTTCGTCAAGATCGCGACGTACCTGAAGAAATGGTGGCCGAAGATCGTGTTCCTGGAAGGGACGGATCCGGAATATATCGATCAGATCCTGGACTACACGGAGAACGCGGAACACGACGACGCGCCGGACAGCGCGGCGTGCGTTTGCAGGATCCTGGAGCGCGGATATCACTGAGAAAGGAGAGCGAGGCATGAACAGGAACGATAAAAAGCAGGGAAACCGGATCCGGGAGCAGACGGGACAGGAATACCTGGACCTGCTGCCCGGGGCGATGGACGCCCTGAAGGACATCATCGGCAATCCGGAGAGCAACCCGGCCGCCCGGGTGCAGGCGATCGGCCTGTTGATGGACCGCGGACTGGGGAAACCGGAGGAGACCATCCGGATCCGGCATATGGAGGACAACATGGAACAGGCGCAGGCGCGGATGGAAGAGATCTTCGCGCTGGTGCGGGAGAAAAAGGACGGGGAGCCGGGGGCGGAAGGCTGAAAAGTTGTCAGGAGAACCGTCCCCCTGACAACCCCTGACAACCCCTGACAACCCCTGACAACCTGAAGTTTCCCTCGAAAAAAGTTTCCCTCAGAAAGGAGGAAAAAGCGAATGATGAACCAGGATCCGGTGAAGATTCCGGAGATACCGGGAAGAATTTCAAGCATGAAAAAGGACGGAACGGAATACATACGGTACCTGGCAGGACGGAAATACAATGCGGACCGGAAGTACAATGAGCCAGAATGGATCGTGATCGGCCGGAGGAGCGAGACAATGCCGGGACTGATGTACCCGAATGACAACTATGAACAGCTTTTCGGAGACGAGAGCGATGAAAGCGCCATGACGGCGGAAGAGACCGAGTTCACACGGAAAAAGGAACTGTACGCGCTGTACGAGCCTTTTTTCGAAGCGCTGTACTATGAATTCCGGCAGCAGACGCGGCGGAGCCCGGACAGCCGCGTGAATGAATACAAGGCGGAAAGCCTGAACCGGGTGCTGGAACCGCTGAAGGAGATAATGGAAGGAGAGGACTACGCGGAACTGCTGGGGCTGATCGGGACAGGCGAAGACGGGATGAGTTACGGCGACGCGATGATGCTGCTGACCCAGTACAGAAGCGCGCTGGCGAAATTCCGCCGGAAGTGA